TTAGTTACCTTATTCATCAGCTTAAGGCTTTAAATAACTGCAATTTAGTGGGTTATGTACCCAAAGAGGCGATATATAATAATTATAATAAATATAAATATTTTATTCATATACCACAGCATTATGAGTCTTTTGGTCGGGCCGTTGGGGAGGCATATTTGTGCGGTTGTGAAATCATTGTAAATAAAAGGGTTGGAGCAGTTTCTTATGATTGGGACTACCAAACTTTCAGGAAAAGGACTATGCACGCTCATTTTATTTTTTGGGAAAAGCTATCTAAAGCTTTGGATTAAGTTGGTTTCTATAAGGGTTTATTTGTATTTAATAATAGGGGGTGTCTAATGAAAGTGTTTCTTTATGGTAAATACACAATAGGGGATAAGATAATCCTATCACATTTTCAGAGTATACTCAAGAATTGTGAATACTTGGGGGAAAAGGTTGACTTATCTCGAATCAATCCGGAACAAGAAAATCTTATTGTAGTATCCAATTCTAGTCTATTTCATATAGATCAGGATAAGGTATTGGGATATATTAATAAGGATTTAACTAAGCCTTTAATGGTTGTTCGTAAAATCAAGACTTTTGGAACGGTTTTTTTTGAACCGAATTTTCGGGTAGAAAAGATTACGACTAACAAGGGATATAATTTTGCAGGAATGTTATTTCTGCCGAAGAAATATTTAAAGGCGTTAAAAACCGGGAAGAAAACCATATCGGAAATTTTTCGGACTGTACCTTACGAGGATTGGAGATTTTATATAATTAATTCTAAAAGGAAATAATAAGTATATCAAAGGAGACATTATGGAATTTTTAGCTTACCCTCAGTCTGTGCCTGTTGTCAATGATCATTATCAGGTTGTCACAAAATTAAATGATCAGTATGAAGTTGTTGTGGGGCGTTATGACGTATCTGGTACTTGGTATAAGGTGGACGAGATTGCTGTAAATTTGGAGAGCGGTGGAAAGATTGTTGCGGCCTTTTTGCCAAAACCTGAAGTACCCGAATGTGCAAAGATTTAATTTGAGAAATTATATCCGCGGTGGCCCCGCAAAAATAGGCTGCGGCCTATTTTAAATAATATAAAATTATAAGAACACAGTGGAAATAATATGGATTACTTTACAAGTTCATTAGCTGGTGGCGGTGGTGTAGGGACAAAGGAAGATCCGTTTACATTAACGGAAGGACTTGCTTTTGCAAATGCTGGGTCTCTGCTGAATGATGAGACTCTATGGGTTAAGGGTGATGGTATTTATCCAATGTCTGATTTTGCCTTAATATCTCCCGGTTTTTATACTCCGGTACCATCTTTTAAAAACATAAAGGGTTATACTTCTGTTATAACCGATAATGGAAGAGCAACTATTCAAAGAAGTGGCGGAGCGGGTATATTATTTGATATACAAGCCAGTTATTGGAGAGTAGAAAATTTTAATATTGACGGACAAAATTTTGGAACAACCAATCTTGATCTTCAATCCGGAAACAATGTTGGAAGGAACATAGTTTCTTATAATGCCGGCACTTATGGATTTGACAATGGGATATTATTTGACTGTTATTCACATGATAATGGTACTTACAATTACAATGCCGCTAATTGTCATAATACTATAAGTAAGAATAGTGGATCGATTGGATATTACGGTTGTAATTTAACAAATTTTGCTTCCTATAATGACACTCAAGATGCAGTAAGAGCTTTTAATGGTAGAAATATTATGAATGGTGTTATTGTTGGTGCTGGTGGGCATGGGATTGCTCAAGTGTATTATGGATGTGTTATTAAAAATATTTCTATTTCATATTGTGTGAATAATGCTTTAAACATTGATCGAGACGGAAGTATTATTGAAAATATGAATTTTTATAAGAATGGTGGAATTTCAAATGAGATGGCTCAACTTGGAACTTATTATGAATTAGATCCACAATTCACAAACCCCGCTGTATTAGATTTTACTCGTACAGGGACAAATTTGGATGATAAAGGTTTTTCAACCATAGGAACTCTTGCGTTTAATTATAGAATAGATATAGGTATTGACCAAAAGAGATCCCCTGATTATCCGGATAATGGAGAAGTTCTTTCTACGGCTACGTTTGATTATGGTAATCGGACAGGTACGTATGTAGAGGTGGTGATAGGTAAAGTAGTCTCCGGGATTCAATATGGGGAAGATGGGACGGAGCATACTGGCGTTTACGTTGAAACCCCGGTTGGAAAAGTAATTTTAGGAATAGGCTTTGGTGCTAATGGTACAGAAAAAACTGGAACCTATGTTGAGGTAGCAATAGGTAAGGTTATTTCTGGGATTCAATATGGTGCGGATGGTACGCAGCATACCGGGGTTTATGTCGAGACCCCGGTTGGAAAAGTAATTTTAAGCACTGGCTTTGGGGCAAATGGTACGGAAAAAGACGGCACGTATGTAGAGGTTGCGGAAGTTGACGCAAGAGATGGTACGTTTTACGGTGCCGGCGGGACGGAAAAAGAAGGTTCTTTAGACGCACCCAAGTCAGTTCAGGAAATCGCGATTGCTGTGGAGGTGGAGTAATGTCTATTACAATTAATAGCGTTGATACGCGTAGATTAACTCTGAAACAAAAAGAGGGCAAACGTTTAAAGTTTACCTATAATATTGCTGTCGATACAGCGACGTTTTCTCTTATCGTTAAAGATCGATCGGGGACGACGATTTTTACTAAGTCCGATTCAGATTTTGATAAAATTCTAATTGCGACCAAGATTGTAAAAGTTTATTTAACTGTGGCTGATCTGGATGTAGCCATAGACACCTATGTGATGGAGTTAAAAACGATATGGGATGCTGCGCTTAGTGTGGATAAGACTGAAAATATAAAGTTAAAGATTAAAGAAAGTCTTCATTCTTAAGGAGGATGATTATGATTTCTAAAGATACGATTGAAGAAATCCTTAGTATATCAGAAGATGGTATTTCGGATTCAGTTTATTTATGGGCCCAGAAAAGGTTTTTTATTTTAACTGAGCTTCGTGAGGCCGAGGTATCTAAGACTTTTAGGAAGTTTGTAAATACCACGACTGTTTATATAAAGTTACCCCATACAAACATTAAATCTATAGATACCCTAACGGTGGATAACGAGGCGCAAGATTTCACTTTATTTACTGATTTAAAGTTTAATCCAGGCACAGGGTTAGTGTCATATACCGGGGGCTTCGGTGGGGGTCAACTTGTAGAAGTGGCTTATACCTTAAAGAGTTATACGCATGAAGATATTCATGATTATCTTGTTTCTTTATTAGTAACTAAGGCTATATCTATTTTTACTCCGGATCAATTAAATCAGGTTCGTATGATTAAAATTGGAAAATTTCAAAAACAGTTTGGTTCCGCTTCAGCTAATCTAAATGAATATATGAGAGTTTTAGATATGGAGATAGATAGGGCCATTGATTTGATTAATGATGATGACGGAAGTTTAACCATGGATATAGCAAACTAAGGATCAATTATGCCCGACAACACCTTTCAACATAAATTAAAGTGTTCTAAGTGTGGAAAGCGAAAAGTTTATCTTGTCGTTATTAATGATGGCTTTGAATATGTTTGTAAAGCCTGTGGGCATACTTGGAGGGCTTAATGTCAGATTCAGTTTTTAATTCTTTATTAACTCAGACCTGTGAAATTCAAAGAAGGGATCTTGATGACTCTACTTTGGATAAGTGGGGAGCATCGGACGAAACTTTTGTGACTATTTCTTCTGGGGAGCCTTGTCTATTCCAGCAGTCAGAGGAATTGATTGAATTTAGTCGGAGGGGAGAGAAGTTATTTACTCGTTTACTGGTTTTTATGAAACCGACGGCAGACATTACTGAAGACGATATTTTAGTCTTCGGAGCTAAAAAATATCGAGTAGTTGGGGTAGATGATGCCGGGGGGCAAGGCCACCACTTTGAAGTGGCGGTAATAAATTTGGAAAATTCGGGTTAATTATGAAAAAGAATTATTGTATAGATTGTCATAAAGAGAGACATTTTGTGGGGAGTTTTTAATATGGCTAGAGACTTCATGATAGATGACTCTCAGTTATCAAGGTATATAACCCAGCTTACCCGTGTTCCTAGAATGGTTGGTACTAGAAGTGCAAGATGGGTAAGGCGGTTGACTAATTTTACCGAGAGGAAAATGAAATCGTTTTCTAAATCGAAGAGTGATCGATCTACGGGTAATCTATCTTCGAGTATTTCTTCAAAATATAGTTTGACAAATAAATTTGTTCAGGGAACAGTGTATGTACCAGAAAGTGTAAAGTATCAGTTTGCTGCGGAATACGGTATTAAGCGCAATTTTATTATACAGGGTAATCCCAGAATGACTTTTCCTGTTGGGAGTTGGAAACGCGCAGGGGGCGGTGTTGTAGCTGTACCACACAGGGGTTATTTTGTTTTTACTCAGGTTAAGCGTGGAAAATATAAAGGAAGAAAATTTACACAAAGAGCTTTTGAAAGTTTGAAAAAACATTATGCCTCTAATGAGCGCAAAATACTTGATGATTTAGGAAAAGCAATTTTATTTGCGAGGTAATTATGAATATTATTGGTCAACGTGTAATAGAATATTTAAAGGCAGATACAGTACTGGTAAACTTACTTGGTGATGCTCGGAATATTTATGCTCTGGGTTTAAACGAGATAGATAATCGACCGAGTAAATATGTTTGCGTTGAATGTAGTCCCGGAGAGGACTTAAATAATATTCCGGCTCAAAAAGATGATTTTGATGTTGAGATTGGGGTTAGCCGAAAGATTGAAAACTCTTTTGCTGTGATTATGGTTGTTGTAAGTAGAGTGGATGATCTGTTAAATAAGGGAGAAACGGGTTTAACTTCGGGATCATGGAAGGTAATTCATATGACTCGCGTAGGTTCCCCAACCAAAGGGCCCTTAATTGATGATAAAAATAACGAATATTATTTTTCTTTGAAATATGAATACATCCTTGACGAAAGCAGTTAGTTGTGGTAGAAAATTAGTTAAGTAAAGTGACCTACTAAAAAGGAGAGAGAATCATGAGTGAAAAAATTTGTTTATCAAAGTCCACGGAATATGAATTAAGAGGTGGAGTATGTATTAAGGTTTTTCCTGCCAGCTTAGAAACATTATCCCAATTAGATCCTAAACTCAAAAAATTAGATGAGGCGGCCACAGGCACCGATCTAAAAGTACAGACAACTGTGTTTGTTGATGTTGTTTATGATTTAATTAAAGATGATAATGATATAAATAAGGCGGATTTAAAGAAAGCCCTAACGATTGAAGCTTGTACGAAAGTTATTGAGACAGCTATGGGATCATTGGGTTCTTTGTCCAGTAAATAGGTTATTCCATGTCTAAAAATAATGATAAATTGTTAGGACTTTTAGATACTTTAATGTCAGAGTATGGTTGGACGTTGGAATATTGCTTAAAGCTTCCCGGGGATGTTGTAACCGGTTTATATACAGCTATACAACTCCGTAAAGGTCGGGAGGCAAAGGTTTGGACTAAGCTTATTGGTGCTGCATGTGCGGCAGGTTTCGGTGGTAAATTAGACAAGCTTGATAAACTCTTTGATGCCGAAACTGAAACGGATACTACAGTGGATAAGGCTGCATGGAAAGGTCAGGTTAAGGGCCTTTGGATGCGTATGCAAACTAAGGCAAAGAAGTCGACCCCTGAGGATTATAAAAGGTTAAATGAAGAGTTTGAACTAAAATGGAAAAATGGTGAGAATATCGAGTTTTAGGGTTTAAATTATGGCACAGAAAAATTTACAAATTAATATTAGGGTTGGCTTGCAACAGGTACAGGCGGCTGTAGGATCTTTAAGTCGAAGGTTCAATCTCTTAAGGTCTTCTTTACGTGCTGTTTTTCGTACCGGTGTAGTTGCGGGATTTTTTACAGCCCTTCGTAGTGGGATGAATGTAATTAATAATCTTCAGAATATGATTAAATCTCTGGGGGCAGAATTTTTACAATTACGATTAAAGGCGACAGAAACCGCGGCCATTGTCACTAAGGGTGGTATGGGTTTTGCTGAGGCTTTTGCTGGGGCTTTAAGTATGTCCCGGGATTTGTCTACTCAAATCGGTTTTGCTGCTAAAGAGATTCAAGAGGGTATGGTAACGGCAGCAAGGTCTGGTTTACAATTGCAAGATTCTTTACGTGTTACGGATGCTGCCATGCAGTTAGCTACGTCGCATGGAGAGCAGTTTCAAACCACGCTGAATAATTTAATTGGTGTTACTCGTGCTTTTGGTGTAGAGCTTTCTGAAATCCCGGTTTTTGCTGATGCGTTAACGACGGCTGTAACTGAATCAAATGTGAGTCTTTCTGGGTTATTTGAAGGTTTGAAAAATGTGGCTTCAATCGCTGCTACGGCTTTTGGAGAAACCCGAGAGACTATTGTGGACACGACTGCCGCTTTAATGACCTTGAACGATGCAGGTATTCAGGGATCTAAAGCTGGTGTGCGTTTACGTGCTGCGTTTCAGAAACTTTTAGGTGGAACGGCGAAGACTACTGCGGCTTTTACAAAATATGGGGTAAATTTATTTCAAGCGAGTGCGGAATCTCAAAGATTTTTACAGACTTTAACGAAGGGTCAGAGAGCCATGGCCGACTCAGAAGAGGCTTTAAATCGTTTAAAAAATAAACAATTTGAACTAGCGATAGCTGGAAAAGAAAGTTCAGAGGAATTTACAAAAATACAGGGTGAAATTGAGGGTGTAACTGGAAAACTTTCGACATTAGAGGGTGGTTTGGATAATGTGTTTAGACAGTTTACTCTGGCTGGTGGTAAATTAAAACCTTTTTCAGATATTTTGAGGGAGATTGGAGATAAGGCACCCCCTGAGGTTATTGGTCGGGCCTTTGGTATCCGTGGTGGAGAGGCTATTATGCGGTTGTTGAAGGATGTTAATAAATTTGAAAAGTTTAAAACATCTATTGAGGGTTATGTTGAGGCTTCTCAAAGAGGTCAAAGTATTACTACGGATATGTATACCAGATTTTTAGATACAGTTTTAGTTGGGTGGATGAGGATCAGAAATACTGCTATGGCTATCTTAGGTGAAATTGCAGACGGGTTTTTTGGGGCGATTCAACCTTTAATTGGGCCGATTCAAGGGGTGTTGGATGATCTCTTTAGGGGTATCAAAGATAATAGAGATTCTTTTAAGAAAATTTTTGAGGGGGTCATCGAGTTAGTTAAGCCCGCTATGGGGTTTTTACAGGCTTGGGCACAACAGTTTGGGAATGTTATAACAGATGTGTTTACCCCGAATAAAACGGCTAAGATCCCATTCCTTAAAACACAAGAAGATGGTGGGTTAAGTTTGGGTACAGAGGAGGTTTCCGGATCTGTAGGAGATAAGGTAAGGGCACTTTTTAAATCGTTGGGTTCAGCGCTTGTTGAGCCTTTAGGGATGGCTTTACGAAGATTATCACCGGTATTTACTTTTTTAGCTCAAGTTTTTTCTGATGCTTTAGAGGCCGCTTTTAGGGCCAAGACAAAATTATGGGAAAGTATAGGGGTGTTAATTGCGGGGGCTATGGTTAAAGCTCTTGTTGTCGGTATAGCGAAAGAATTACCGTCTATTTTAAGAGGTGTTGGTGATTTAATTCAAAACTTAGGATTACCTAAAAGTTTTACTATTGGTAAAGGGTTTAGTAAAATGGAAATACCATTACCAACTAAACAGGGTTTTGAGATGGCAGCATCAACTTTAGAAGGTAGGGGAGGAGGGCCAAAAACCAAAAAAACTGAGTCTTCTTCGAATAATTTTGGGACGTTTTTAGATAAACTTTTAGGCGCAGGAAAGGGGGCCGAAGAAACAGGCAAAAAGGTTGAGCAGGTGGGTAAAGCTTTCATAGATTTTGGAAATGGCCTTCAAGAAGTAAATTTGACTGCGTTGAATAAGAGTGGTAGTGAAATGTCGGAAATATTTACTGATGTTCAAAAAAGTTCTGAAAATTTTTTAAGGGCTACTGAAGCCAGTAATTCAAAAGCGGAAAAGGCTTTAGCGAATTCTGAAAGGGCATTAAGACGCGTTTTTCAAATGAATTCGAAAGGAAAGAAATAATGGGAGTTAACGCCCCAAAAAGGGTTTTATGGAAATCTATAGCACTTGGTGATTATGCCTTTGTTACTTTTGAGTATCAAGGAAATAATGAAGTAAGGATTATTCCGGAAGCAAAAGGCGTAAAAATCCGAGGCACAGATGAGCTTGGTGGGGGCTTCTTAACAGTTAATGTTCAGGTATTACTCGCTAAAGACAGTCGGTTTGCTTTGGAACAATATTTTAATAATATGGATTCTATTTTCTCACTTACCGTAAAGGGGGATTTAGCTATTTCGGATGAAAATGGGTCAATGACTTTGACTGATTGTTATTTAGATAGTTTTAGTCAGGGCGGAGACGACCTAAAAGTGACAATGTTTAGTTTAAGATTTATAAAAAGTCTATAAGATTGAGGTTATACTATGGCTGGAATCAATAGTAATGTCGTCTTTATGTCCCATTTTGATGGCCTTGATGGTTCTCAAACTATTATAGACGAAATAGGAAATGTCATTACCGCTAACGGTAATGCTCAAATAGATACTTCTGATTCTGTATTCGGTGGAGCCTCAGTATTATTTGATAATAATTCTGCTTCTAGGCTTACTATTCCGAATTCTCCTTCATTTAATCTTGGTTCACAAGATTTCAGGTTTGATTTCCGAATTCAATATGTTGCAGTAGGTGGTACGCAGGCTATCTGGACACAATGGGGTGGCGGTGGATCAAACGGCTCATTCTATATTGTAACGCTTGGTGGAAATTTACGATTTTTTTATTCGCCAAATGGCTCTTCTGAAGTAGCAATATCTAGCACATATACTTTTGCTGATAGTAATTTTCATCATGTAGAGGTATCAAGAACCGGTAATACTCTTTATTTCTTTGTTGATGGGGTTGCTTATGGTACAGGAAATCTGACCGGGGTAACTATTAATAATTCTACAAGACCCCTGAATATTTCAACTTATGCAGATGGGGCCGGACAGCCTCTTAATGCTAGGGTTGACGAGGCTAGAATGTCGACTGAGCCTTATGATTTTGACAGACTTTTTCCCTCATTAGAGTGGTCGGCAACAGGAGATATTCAGTTAACTCCGGCGTTACAGTGGGAAGCTTCTCTCTTAGGTGAACTAACTCCGCAAGTTTCTTGGAATACTGAAATGGAACATAAGTTTGTTCCTAATGTGGTTAATTATCCATTTTATTTTGACCAACCCACTGTTAAGAGTAGTTCAGTCCCGATGACCATATCCGGGTGTTTTGTGGGTTATTCTGTTTATTTAAAAAATACGGGGTCTAGTGGAACTACTGAAATTGAGATTTATGTGGACGGCCTTTTAAAGGATACTATAAGTATTGTTGCTTCGGGAGTCGTGCATAATGAAGTAAGATATTTTGATTTAGATCAAATGTTAAATCCTCAGGGTATTTTTAAAGTAAAAGTAATTTCTGCGGCAGTAGCCTCGGATGATTTAAAAGTTAATATGTATTTGATGACATTTCCCTTTGAAATGGATGTCTTATTTTATTCTAATATTTCCGACTCGGTAAATTTTACAGGTTTAAATAAAGAGTATTTATTCCAGTCAACAGACAATTGGTTGATCGATTTTAATCAACCCATATTAACGGTAGCTAGTGTGACCATCGAGGATGAAAATGGAGATGTTACTGACGTGCCCTATTCTGTTTTAGATGGAACCTTCTTTAATAGCAGGATTCAGTTAGCGGCCTATACTCAGGCTTTGCCTAAGAGTATTAAAATTAAAGTCCAAGATTATAATGAGAGGTATCAAATATTTGAATTAACTCCGACGATAGCTCCGACTCTTGGGGAATATCCACCTTATGTGACAAGTATGACAAAAGAATTTGAGTTATTTATTGCTGCAACCGCTTTTCGATATAGTTTTGATGTAGGAAGTACATGGTCTAGTTGGGAGGCTGTGTCTAGTAGTAATACTGCTACCATAGATTTTAGTAGTCTCTCAAATGGAGAGAAGACTGTTAAGATACAATACCAAATCGGATCTGATATGTTAGAGGGGGATTTTTCTCTTTATTATGTAATCGGAGATATTGATGTATCAATTTTATGGATTGGTGATTATGCGTTAGTCACGTATGCAGACACCGTGCCTTTAGATAGGATAGAGGTTTATTATGATGGTGCCTTGTCAGATACTTTATCTATCCCGGTTATTAATGGTTTTGATACGTTTTCTTTAGACGTGGGTAATACTGAACTGGATATTGGTGTGGGTAGTGTATATTGGAATTCTGTTAAGTATGATTATGATGGATCTTCATGGTCTCTTGCGAGTTTGGATTTTGCGAGTTATGCTTATGCTATGCAATATCAAGCTGTTTTTGGTTTCGATACTGTAGAAAATAAATTTGATGTAAAAATTATTATAGATGAAAACCCGTCAAACGGTAATTTTGAAGAAAGATTTCCTTCGTTTGTAAGAATTTGGGCTTTAGATTTTCTAATTAATACGCAGGGCCTTGATTTTAGTCCCTATACTGTTCAGATAAGTAGTACACCGAAAAAGGTTTTTGAAGATGGAAGGGTTCAGGTTACTTTGGATGCTAGTAAAGAAATTATAATTAAATTGATTGATGTTTCTGGAAGAACATTAAGTTTTACACAAGAATTTTATAAAACTAAATATAATATTTGGCGGACAATTGTTATAACTAAGGAGAGTATTATTGGCAGCAGCTCTAATGGGTTACAATTGCCGCGATTAGCCATTGATGATTCGGATAGTTTTTGGACATCAAGTTTGAGTGAAGTTTTACCCGCATGGTTACGTTATGAGTTTGGTTTAGAGACTAAACAAATAATTACTGAAGTTTCGATTAAACCAAATTTTTTTGGTGATGTGAATGGTGTACCAAAAGATTTTAAAATTCAAGGAACTGATGATGGGGAGATTTGGGATGATTTATTAACCGTAGCTGGGGAGTCTTGGGTAGACGAAAACCCAAAGATTTATTCATTTTCAAACTCTGTAGCTTACGCTTTTTATAGACTTTATGTTACCGATACTTTTGGTGGTAGTTATGTTCAAATCAAGGAGTGGGAATTACGAGAAACTATCGGTGGGCCTGATTTAGCATCATTTTTTGAGGTAGAAATATTTCCGGGTGAAATTCATCAAAGTAGCGATATAAAAATTGCTCTTGAAACAGAGGATTGGGGAGATGAACCCGATGGCCCAACAGAATAATGGAGGTTGTTAATGGCTATTACAAGTATTCTATTAGATGAAAATTCTGGATTTGTCGTAGAGGTTCCTGTAATTGTTCCGCTTAAATGGAGAACAAAGAGTATATCTACTGTTTTTTTGAAAGATCCACAAGATATTCGATCGAATAGTTACGCTGGTATGGCTCCCGGAACTACGGTGAGTTATAGCGGCTGGAATAGTGGGGGAGACACGGCGGTAAGTAGGGCTGTATGTAAGTGGCAGAATGGTTCAGGCTTCTTTTTTAGACGATCTATTGCTGTTATTTACAAACCGGGCGCTATGGTACCCCCCTATATCCATGTGTCTGCTCAGACGGCGATTCAAATTGAAGACGCAACACCTGAGATTGATTGGGAGGCTGTTATGGCAACCCTCAGATCTTCTTATGATCCGGCATCATATACAATTGGAGCAGTTAGGTTGTGTGATTCTTTGGGCGGTAATTGTGAAGATTTAGTAAAAGCTGGTCAAATGGATTTGAATGATTTAAATCAATATTATAAAGATACCGGTCATGCCGGTGAAGAGGCAAATGCCTCTTTATGGAGTTTTGTGACTGAGAGCTCATCAAGTCCAATAACTAAACCTTATGGGCCCGGAGACGCGGATGTCAAGTTTAATTATATGGATGAATTTACTGTTCGGGGGGTTAGTGATGATGATGCAGGAAATAATTTTAATGATACTGCTCAAAGTTTACCAACGAATTCATGTGTTACGAATAGTCGTAGTATGCCCATGTATGCTAAGTTTTGGGTAAAGATGACTGTGATTGGAGGCGGGGCCTATCCCCCAGAAGCTACTGTTAATACTGAAGAAGAGCAAAAAGATCCGGAAGATTGGGGTAGTCTTAGCAGCGGAACTTCAGGTTTTACTGGAAAGGGTTCTGAAGATGAGGGTATGAATACGATGTATTCAACTTATGGTAATTCCAGACTACCTTTTGATTCCGTTTATTTAACCGGAGCAAATTATAATAGTTTTGTTTCTGCGGGAGGCGGTGTGGTTGCAGAATCCGGAGCGTTTTCTATTTCTGATACGCTCTATATTGAGAAAATAAGGCTGGATATTGAGGGCAGCACCATGACGATAGTTGAAGTTGTGGATTACGATGCAACACCCTCTCTGAATTTAAGTGAAAAGATTTATGGATATATTTTTAATGAATTTAATCAGAGTAAGCCCACATTTTCTGGGTTTGTAATTAGCCGTAGAAGGCGTTTAAATTCAGGAACCAAAGAAATCGTTTATGAGTGTAGAGATTTAACTTATTTTTTAGATCAGTTATATAGTCCCTCTCATTATATCTATCGACCGCCATCAATTCATGGTCGAGGATCTTTTAAAACTTATGACAGGGTATTAAAAGAGATTTTGGGTGTGGCAGGACTGCCAGATTCTATTGTTGATTTACCCCTCTATACGGCCCCGCCCACGAGTTGGGTTTATCAGGATTTAAGGAGTGTGTTGGAGTGGGTGGTGAAATTTTTTGGTAAATACATGTATTATATTGACAGATATGGAAGGTTAAATGTTCGGGCCACGGATTCATTAACGAATGTTAAAACATATACCATTGGTGATAAGTCGGGGGAAATTTCTATAGAGAGTTTTGAACCTATGACAGATTTTTCTAGGTCTCGTAGTAGGGTTATTTTAACTGGTGACTTTGCAATTACAGAACGTGAAGCTGTAGCTAATTATCTTTTAGGCGGACAATTACATCCAGAAGATAATGTGAATCAGACAGGTATTTTTTGGTTTCAGCAAACGATAGAAGGAAAAACTTATAAGTTTTATTATTTTATGTTGAAGCCCGGACAAACTTTAAACGATAAGTTATTATCAGATCCGGCGAAATCCGCGGATGTCGTTTTATTAAAACAGGCAAATTCACCCACAAGTCCTAATTCGAATTGGATTGATGATCCTAAAGAATTAAATATTCGAGTTTTTAAAACACACCCGGGAGATAGTGAAATTTATGTTGAAGACCCTATTTTAAATTATAAAAATTATCAATTAATTAGAATACGATATGCAACACGGACAGATTCACCAATTCAAGTTAGCGTAGATACGGGATTAGCTGGTGGAACGGAGGTTGTTCGTAGACCAGAGTTTAAAAAGGCTGTTGGCCCACAAGGATCCGTAGATGATACAGCTTTGATGGCCCAATATCTAGCTAAAATTAAGGATTTTTTTACCCCGGTTTATGGCGGGCAATTAGTCCTTGATGGTTTAGATACGCAAATTTATTTGTTAGCAAAGGTCTCAATTGCGGGATCGGATTTATCCTCGACGGAGACTGATGATTTAATTTGTTATTCTATTGAGTATAATATACCAGCTAAGAGAACATCGGTAGAATTGTCGAATAAAGTTTATGAGGATCTACCTTTCTTTGATGTTATGCGGGAGCGTTCAAGAGAGCATAATGAAATGTTAGCAAAGATGGGCATTGTGGAAGAATTGGAACTTTACCAAAGAGCTTAAATTATGAAATCAAAACATGCGACTATAACTATTTCGGATAGTGTTTGGACGGAGTTAGAGGAGACTTTTGATGTTCTATTTTGGGCGGTCTATGCTGATGTAGCTATTTATGTTCAGGAATATGGTATAGCTGGTTGGAATACAAGTATTTCTGTTTCGGCAGAGGCCTCATATTCGGTAAATACTTCGGTTAAGAAAATACGGGTAAAATCTCAGTCCGGAAATGCGGATGTAAATTATAGTTTATTGGGTTTTATCACTTTTCGGCTCGGTGGAAAGGAACCGACAATACAACCAGTAAGCATAAAAACAAATGATTATACCCTTACAGAATTAGATTATAGTCTTGTAATTGATGCAACAAGTAATCCTGTAACAATTACACTTCCATTAAATCCAAAGATAGGCCAAGTATATAATCTTGCTTGTTTAAATAGTGATAATGCTGTGGAGATTAATTTTAATGGAAAAAACTTTTATGATAGTTCTTCAAATGGGATTCTTTTTAAGGGTGAAAATTTAACGATTCAATATGATGGAACACAATATATAGGAGCATAAAATGAGTTTATTTGGTGTAATACGAGATGCTTTAACTGGAATTACTGCAAGTGTTGAAAGCGAGGGTAATTTAGCTGTAATCGCTAAAAATCAGCATTGGCCAATTATTGATTTATTTATGCACAAACATCAATTAACTATAACAATTGATGGTACAACTTCTATCGGTGATAAGATAGTTACTCTTGTTGCTGGACATGGTGTTATTAATGGAAATTGGGTGGGTTTTGAACAGGCCGGAAACTTTTATGAAGGTGTTGTAATTAATGTATCAGTAAATGATATTGAACTTGATTCCCCTTTAGATTATGCTTTTGATAGTAATGCTGTAGCCTATATACATTCTAGGGATATGAATATTGATGGTTCTACTACAACACAAATATTTCATATTCATCCACCAACGGGGCAGAAATGGGATATTACTGGATTAACTTTTACTTTAGAGGATAATGTAATTATGGATTCTTCTAAATTTGGCGGAATTACAGCCTTAACTGAGGGGGTTGTATTACGGGTAGAAAATAGTACAATTAAAAATATTTTTAATGTTAAAACAAATGGGGGTTTTTCCGCAAGATCATGTTTTTCAGAATATGATGCCAAAGCCCCCGCAGGTGTATATGGTTTTCGTATATGTACTGTTTTTGCGGGGCAGGAAAATCGGGGTGTAACTATTCGTTTAAACGGAGATGTTGATGATGAATTACAACTACTTATTCAAGATGATTTATCAGCTTTAAGTAGATTTACCTGTATTGCTCATGGGCATATAGTAATTGAATAAACCGGTATAAATGGACGGAGTACTTATGATTAAATGTAGAAATTGTGGTTTTGAATTTGATGATTTAAAACAATCTGAGGTTGTTATGGGTGGAGTAAAATGCCCTAAATGTAATGCTATTGTGGATCAAGAGGGGAATGTTTTTAAAAAGGCTGGGGTTAATTTTTTCTCCCATTTGGTTAAAATTAGAAAACCTTATTTAGATACAAGAGGTACATATACGTGTGAGTGTATTGATTGTGCCTATGTTAAGGAGTCTAAAAAGCACTGTAAAGATATTAAATGTCCCAAGTGTGGGGGTGAAATGCGAAGAAAAAATCGTCCGGGTTCGGGAAAGAAGGCTGAGGGAATTGAAAGCGGAAGCTAAAGAACGGAGTTAGCGAGATATTCTCTACAAGGTAGAGTTGTTGGCATTTCTTGGGATTGTTGGCCCAAAAATAACAGTCCTTGAATTTACAAAGGAGGGTTTATGTTTTTAAAAGGAGGTACGTCATGATGTAGAAACCGAAAGGAGGTATACGTCATGGCTAAAGCCCAAAAATGTAAAAGCGGGAATAAAGCCAAAGGTCGTCAGTCTGATCGCCATAAGATCGAGTATGAACGTCAAAGAATTCGTACCGAAGCCAACAAGCGTAAAAGACGCCGAAGACATTTGGAAAAACACCTGAATGATTTGCAAGCTCAAAATGTATAAAATGGGGTGGGGATTCCCGCCCGTCCGGAGGGTCTGAAATACGGCTTGACTGTGTGGTAGGACTAACTCCGTTTAGGGGCACCTTTCGGGGTGTCCCTTATGACTGAACCCTGAATGTTCACTAAAAGGTAAACATTAGGTTCTGAGTATACATTATGATACCCGCCCGGGGCCATCCGGCCCACCTTCAATATTATAATTATTTATTATTAATACTATACAGCCTGCCTGATCGGGTATAAAATATCAAAATTGATGCGTTAAGGCCCGATTTCCCGATTAATACAGCATAAAAGCGATATTAACCAACCTCGACCCGGCCAAAGGCCGCCCCTCGGTTGAGAGTAAACCATTAAAATCTATCAATATTATGGAAATTAATACATAATCAGTCTTAGCCGCTTTTTAAAATAAGTGGGCAGACTTGATACTTACCTGTGCGGTGGAACGTCCTCCGGAGGCAGCCTCGGGAATCGCTCCGCTCTCCCTCGGCGCCTTCCGGTTCTGATCCGTCTATTCTGGACAGGAATCTGGACAATATGTCCAGTTACCTGATTCGTCCACTATTTAGTGGACATTACCAGTTATTTATGGGGTACCAGCAAGCCTGACCGCCTGCTGGCGGTAGACTTCCGGCATATTCGGAATGGGGCCCAGATCCGGAAGAGAGGCCTACAGAAGGCATCCTGAAGCGATTGGAGGCTATAATCGTGTCATAATCTGAAGCGTTTAGAGATCCAAATCGGGGCGACGGCGTAGCCGGAGACACGTATTTGATAGGAATATAGCCTGTAATAGGGAATTATAAGGAATATGGGTGGAAGACCTGCTGGAGGGTAGGATTTTTACCTACTAGCTTGTCGTTGATTGCTTAAAGACTTGAAGTACAGATTACTCCGTGCGTGTTCATCACGCCACCTCTGGCAAGGCTTTCTTTGGTCAGACGGTGCTTTCCCAACATCACATTAAGCAGTTATCATATGTTCTGTTTAACTTCCTTATCCCACCGCCGAAATCCGGAAGAATTAGATAGTTGGGAGTCTAATATAAATAATCTACATATTTCTTAACTGATCGCCGGCTTTTGATCCACGAATACCTGAATTATTTAACACGATTAAACTCGGTGATATTTCAGAATACTTTTTAAGAATATCTCCATGACAGGGTTTGGGGGCGCACCAACAGGCGATTACCTTGTTTCTAAGTTCTGGGAGGGCCTTAAGGAGATCCGGGCGGGATAAAAGGTATTTCTCGTATTTTTGAATGACTTCGGCACGATCACCGTCTTTTCCAATAACGAAGGGATTAGCCCATTTACTATTGATAGGAAATCGAGGATTCCAACGTCCAATATAAATATCAAATTTTTCTCTATAACAATGAACTATTTTAATTGACATATTTTCTCCAAATATTGATTAGTTTGCGGCTTTTCCGCAAGAAAGATATATTTTATGGTTTTGTCAATCTTAGACTGAGTTTTATCTAAAAGTTTTATAGTCATTTTGCTTTTGCCTTAATAATATTTGTTAATGCTCGAACAGCGTCAGCACACGAGACACCACATTGTCCCAAACCTTTGGCTACTGTAATAATACTGGATTCAATAACCTCATCGGAAATGTCAGATAAATCATAACCAAAGTCTTTAAGAGATTTTCGGATATTCTTTAATATTTTCTTTCGTCTGAATTCCTGTAATTTTTTTATTATAAACATTTGGATCTCCTTTGTTCATCATATTTAAACATTAAACCTTGTAATTCCAAAGTCCTACAGCTTGAAAGCCGTTTTAAAAGCTTTTGTTTAAAATTAACATTACTATATTCATTATGTAGGCTTCTTGCCCTTCGTTCAACCCAAATTGCATCAACGGATCGGCTTTTACCAAGATAAACAAAGAGACCATATTTTTTATTTGTTCTATCAATCCACTGTTTTGCGACCCCGACTAAACTTTCCGGAACGCATAAAGCAAATTTATTAGTCCGACCTATCGGCCAATGATCGTGCTTATTACAACCACATTCGACTTTTCTCTCTTCGCCGTTTAATAAGTCACTCTTGGTAACTTTTATTTCCACTTCCATTGTCCATTTACCTGTATCCACCAAAATATCTGTAATAAAAAATCCACTATATATTTCATCCGCACAAATCCACTGTCTTTTGTATCGGAAGTAATCCATCAAACCATACTTTAGATGTAGGGAGGTAATTTTTTGCATAAGTTTCTTTTAGGTTTAATTAATATTAGAAATGCCTAGTCTGACTATGCTTTTTTAACACAGAATAAACCATAAACGATTGTATAACCCCATACTGTATGTGTCCGTATGCGACTGAGCTGATTGTTATACTACCCAAACCTGTTGGTGTTACGTGTCCCACGCCTCTCGCTTTAACCTTCAGGTATCCCGACGATTTGTTTATGGTATCAGACCACGCGCTACTCACCCGAATTTCTTGTATGTGATTCGAACTTATAAAGAGAGATAACCTCGGGCCTAAGCCTTGTCTGTCTGATGTTAACTCTCCTTAGCATGATGAATCGTTTGCTGAGAATCTAACCAAATGGCTGTATTAATCAATATTTGGTTTACCTCATTGGAGTATTTGAATCTCTTTTGATTTATTTCAATACTTTTTAAAAGATTGCCGTCATTATGCCGCATAGAGGCCGCTTTCCAATCACAAATTAATTCGATTAAATCAATTAATGTCATATCTTTAATACCATTAACATGATGTTCTGGATGATGGCGGTTGTTAGCGTGGTGATGTTCAACAGCCGGCTTTAATTTTTTCATACACTTTTTATATTCTGTGGAACCATAAGTAATCCCTCGAAGCTCTTTAGTATACTTATCAAAAATCTCTATTTCCGGAGTTTGTAATTTGGTCTGATCGTGATGCTCTCCCCGGAATAAGATTTCTTTTACAACAGTATTCAAATAATTTCTTACAGTTTCCATGTGACGCATAGTTTTGAAAATTGAAATTTCTTTAATTTTCATTGACTTTTCCTCCAAGCTAACCGGAGAACATAGATAAAGCCTCCGTATTTGTGCTTTTTAAATTCACCCGGAATTCTTTTAAAAAAATTTATTATTTTTATAATTAATTCCAATCAATTACCGTAACATTTGGACAGTATGTTTCAAGAATTGGCCTAACTTGTGACCACGCTAATTTACCACAACCACAACCCACCTTTGGTATATACACAGGACGATTAATCCCGTAAGCAGTGCGTTCTTCCAATGTTTGAGGCTTTATGGCTCGATTCAAAAGTTGTGCGCTTCGAGTAATCAATTTTAAATCCGCAGGAGCCTTCCAATAATATTTAACGGGGAAAGTAATGATTGCTTGTTTATGAAAATACCCGGGAACATTTCCAATAGTAGATAAATGCCAGCCCAATAAAAGGGGAAACTTTGGATATTTTTGTTTTGTTTGAAGAGCTAAACCTCGCCCCATGACAGCTTTGCCTTGCTTCGTAATAAACCCATTGGTCGGAACTACAACATATCCTTTTAGGTGGTATTCCCAAATGTTACCTTTAATTATCCGCATCTTTAAACTCCTGCTTAAGTTTATTAAAAAAATTAGTCATAAAATTAATGGAATTATTCTTAACTGATAAACTTCGAATATCTTGTTTACAAATATAACAATAGGTTCCAAGAATATACCCTCCGCATAAAGGACAAATATGTGCCTCAGTCATCTTTAAAACTCCTGTAACATTCTTCGATAAATAAGAAAAGTATTTCTAGCGTCATCACATGCTTGATGTTTCTTACCTTTGAATTCCATATTAAATTTTATTAGGGCTTTGGATAAGCCTGCCTGATATTGTTGATTACGGGCAAACCTTAAAGAAACAAAAATAGTTTTCGCGTCAATCCAGCGTCTTCCAAATAAGTAAATTTCATCATCTGAATAATTTAATTGTTTTTTAAGTTCAATAGAATCACCACCGCCCCAGCATAAACAATTCCGGAAACATTCATGACGTTTGTGCATTTGGGTTAATTGTTCATATGCTTGTTCAAGACTAATTCCCCGATCTGTATCTTTTTGTCGAATTCCCGTAAGATTTATGATATATTCACTAATTTGTTCATCAACCTTAATATGAGCGGAATATTCTTCTAAGATTTCCCCGGAATCCAAATTACCTACAACAGCCCCAACCTGAATAATTGATCCAGAGGGCTGATTGTGTTCCAAATCTAAGGCTATAAAATTACGATTAATCATTTTTTATAAACCAACATATATTCTGAACTCTGAAGTAAGTACAAATAAAGGAGATGTGTTGTTAGCTCAGTATGCGTTTTTGTACCGAAGGTCACACATAAAACTTCTTTGTACCAGTAAGCAACCCGATTAATACAAATCTCGGCCCGGGGCCATTCCAAATAACGACCAAAAAGCTGAATCCCCGTCAACCATGTTAAGGTCTTACCAAGGATATTTAATACATCATATCCCCGGCCAATATCTTCAAGAGCGATTGTTTTCAAAGTCTGTAATTGTTCACTTGTTAAATTCCTTTTACGAAAGATAATCTGGTGAGTCTTTGGATTCCAATCAGCCAGTTCTACCTTAGTCTGTTGTTCGATAATATCCGTCTTACCCGTGAAACCACTAAAACCGTTATTAATTATCATAGCAACATGATAATAGTTTACTATGTCCTGTTTTCGAATAATCGCCCGCCAAAGATACTGGTACCATGTTGGGGCGGTCATAAAAAATTTAACAATCTTTGCAGCAGTTTTATTCGAGTCCTCTAAAATAATATCACCTATCTGAGGCACATAATCCATGATCTCTCCTTTGTTCTTTTCCGCATACCGGGCAAATGATCTCTCCGGCAGAGATTAAAGAATCACAATGAATACAGGTTGTGGTTTCATTTTCCATCATTTAAACTCTTTTTAAATTTTTCCAAAACTCGATTTTTTATAAAAAAGGACATTGAATAATCTGTATTCTTTTTTACTTCCTTGTTATCTAAATATAATGTTAATTTTCCCTTTTCAGAAACCAGAACAAAATGAATAATAGGTATTTTTGCCATAACCCAATCTCCTGTTAATTATCTTTACAGTGTAAAAATTGATAAACAATATTATCTAAAGTTTCTTTATTGCGATTATGACACATCAATAAATGTAATGCCGTATCTATTGAATCCACTTGAAGTATTAACGCATAAATTCTTTCTGTTGAAGCCAGATTAAAATACACATGAATCGCTTTTGAAATTTGTTTTAATTCTGTACGTGTAAACTTAAAGAGTATTTTTCTTTCATTCATAATAAATAGACAGAGAGTCTTTGGTTGTTAATTAATTTTTTCTATCGTTTTACCTTCAGCATTAAGTAAATAAACAATTTTATTTGTATAAATTGTTTGAGTAGACCTTTTATTTTCAGGGACAATTTTAATCATTACTCGATATTTCATAATAAGTTCATCCCATCATTTGAAAGCGCGACCATAACTATTACCGGATTTTCTTCGGCAGAGATACCCACACTTAAGGTTGTTGGCGAAACGGACGCCCCTAAATAACCATATTTTAATACGAGGGCCAAGAGCTCCTGTTCAAATGCTTTGGTTTTTCCATCTTTCTTTTTAGGCATAATAAAATCCTATTCTTGAGTCGTTAATTCTTTAATAACTTTTGCCAGAAGAATTTCTCGGGCCTCTTTTATTTTTACGGTATCTCGGATATTCTCAGGTGCAATATACTGAAGGGTTCCATAAAAGAGTCCTTGATAAGCTGCTTCCAAAATATAAAATCCACCTAAACAAGTTTGAGGAAACTTTTTAACCCGTTTTCCTTTACTGTTTATATAAAGCAAACCCTCTTCCAAAATATTAATATCTTTTTTTAAGAGCATAATTCCTCCGGTGTTACTACCGCTGTACCCATTTTGGAAACGACTATGCCAGCAGCTTTGTTAGCGAGTTTCGCTGCATCTAAGGGTTTCATTCTCACGGATAAAGCTAAGGTATAAACCGCAATAACAGTATCTCCCGCTCCGGTGACATCAACAATATCTTGTTTTTCCGCAGATAAATGATTAACCCCATCATCTGAGAATAGGCATACACCTTGAGAGCTCATTGTTATCAAAAGTGTTTCTAACTCATAAGTCGTTCGTATAACCGCACCACGAAATTTAAGTTGATTTATTTCATGTGAATATTTATCCTTGCCTAAAATAGCAAATTCGGTAAGATTTGGGGTTATTGCAGTAAAATGCCGGAATAATTCCAAATCTGTTTTATGCGTATCTGCCGTAACAATCTTCTTATATTGCTTCTGTAAACAACTTATATGTTGTAAAAGCTCAGGATATACAACCCCTTTGTTGTAATCTGAAATAATAATAGCATCAAAATATCTCATATGTCTATCCAAGTTTGCATGAAGAGCCTCTTTAAATTCAAGATTCTCTTCAACAGATGTTTTATTCTCATAATCAACCCTGAGTAATTGATGATTCTCTGAAATAAACCGAGTTTTGATACTGGTTGGAACAGTTGTGTCTTTCATTAAGAGATCAATATTAATCTTTGATAAACTCAACAAATTCTTAATAACTAAGCCCGCCGGATCATCTCCAATACGCCCAATAAGCCAAACCTTTGCTCCAAGACTACTGAGGTTTCTTGCAACATTAGTGGCCCCACCTAACCGATAATACTGTTTCTTTTTATCAAGGATTGGAATTGGCGCTTCGGGCGAGACTCGTGTTACCGAGCCTTCGATATATTCATCTAAGATCACATCTCCAATCACCAAAATTTTTTGATTAGAAAAATCAATCAGATGTCGTTTCTTATACCTTATCATAGCTTTTTTATGTTTTTGCATATCACACATTTATTTTCTCATTTCCTTTTCATAATAGTCAGAGTCTTTATTTAAGCGGGATTTCCCGTCTTTATTCATATTCCAAGGATCAGAAACCTCTTTCATAATCGGTAAGATTTCCTTATCCTGTTCTAAGGCTACTTTAGATTTTCGTCTTAATCTTCGATTATTTTTCCGCTTATCGAATTTTTCACTATCCCCACCATGACCAGAAAAGGGACGGTTTTTTCTTGACCTACTCATGTCTTCTCCAAGTATACCATATTAATTTTGATTTGTCAAGAAATATCTTTGGCAACTCGCCAAGCAATTGCCTGACGGCCCTCTTTCTTAACATAAGCCTTTTTGACTAAGCCTTTACCTCTAAGTTCTTTGACCCTCGGAGTAACACAATTAATTGGCAGTCCGGTAAGGTGGGCTATCTCCAAATTGGTTACCGGAAAAGGATGGTTAATTAAGGCTTTCATAACCTGTGCTTGTTGCTTATTAATCTTTCCGGTTTTAATTAAGTCTTCATATGATATAAAAAACGTATTTTGTAACATTTGATTCCTCCTATTATGTGTTATAATTGACGTTTAAGTCAACTTTGACTTATATTCACCCGGGTTTAATTTCCGGGACTCTGTAATACGGTAACTGTCTTCATCTTTATGCGTCGTTGAAATCTCAAGAATTTTAGAAGCAAAAGTTCGAGAACGGAATTTATGAGCAAGATATGGTTTGATTCTTATTTGATCTTTGTGTTTTAAAACTCTCATCTTTATTTTGGTTAAGTCAATTGAGGCTGTGGCTTGGAGAATATTTCCCTTCACTGACCATTTACTATCAGCAGATTTCCTTAAATCAAGATAGTATAATTCTACCTCGCCACAAAGAATATAAAATGTTTCATCTTTTTTAATATGATAGTGTAAACTGCACTCATAACCGCTATTTAGATTGAGATATTTTGAACAGTAGAATTCAGTATTTATTAACCAATCTTCACTACCCCAGATTTTTTCAACATGGTTAATCATTGATCTTCTCCTTTACTCCAATTTCTTAGAATGTTTTCTGCTTCATGAATAACACCCGAAGATTTTGATAATGTTCCCGTTATGAATAATCGGTAATATACTGGTATTAATAGGATTGAAATTATAAAGATAATCCAGATCATGTTAATTCTTTTTTAATCATAGCATTTATTACTTCAAGAGTTTTCTTACAATAAATCTGAATGGCTTGAATTTTATGTCTATCTGAATCGAAAGTTTGAGTAATCGTTAGTATGTGTTTCATTGGTTGTACGCAGGCCGCATCTAAACTCTTTGTAAGAGCATTTTTCATCTTTGGTGTAATTTTTACTGACACGCCTAAATCTTTTCCCATTAGATTAACCCTCCAAATAAGTTAAAAATTGGCCTTGTTTTAAAGCCTCTGTTTCTCGCTCGTTACACTCAATTAATCTATTATTATTAAAATTAAATTTATAAAACAGTGATCCATGTTCTAAATCACCAGTTTGATTTTTTGAAACAAATAATTCAAGGATTGGATGATACTTGCCCGCATCATCTTTCCAATGATAGTTTGTATCATGTTTATTTTTTGCGGTATGGAAGTTTGAATAAATTCCTGCCACAAATCTTGCAGCATACCAAAAATCACAAGTATCCTTAATATCCTTTCCTGACGGTTTATCATTAGCGGATTTGGGTACTTCAGCCGTTGCAATCACCGGACAATTCATTTTTTGTGGAAGAGTCTTTAAATAAGAGGCTATTCGTTGAGCATTCTGCGTTGACTCTAACTCTCTTTTACCGGAGGCTCGTAAATCATGAATATTATCAATCACAAGTATAAAACGCTTTCCCCTATCCTCCGATATAGTTGAGTGAATCTTTACAAAATTATCTAAACTGTCAGTTGTTTGAATATCTGAACCGTCTTTAATAATTAGATTTTCTTTTAAAATCTGTAATTTTTTCATTCCATTAAACCATTGTTCTTCATATTTTTTATCGGGTTGACGAATATTTCGGGAACTTAAATTAGCGGCAATACTCATTAAACGGGGAATAATTGATCTTTTTGCTCCATCATCTAATGAATAAAAAGCGACAAAGTTGTCTTTACTCTGAACAAGGTTGTAGACGAAATTAAGAAGAAACGCTGATTTACCCTGTTCTGGATGTCCGATAAATAAATATAGGGTATCCTCAAAACCACCAAATTTTTTATCAAAGATTGGAAAACCCGAAGTTCTTCCGGCAAAATTTTTATTCCAAGCCAACTCAGTAAAATCTTCTAAGAGTTCATCATAAGAATCCTTCTCCTGAACATATTGAATCATGTTGAAAGAGTCTTTATTATCACTTATATCATCAATGGATCGTGTTAGTTGTCTTTTACCAATATTTAAAACTTTCGCACACTCATTGATATAACCCTCTTTACGAATAAGATTCGGACAGCCGGCGATAAAATCATAAATTTTGTTAGCTTTGATTAGGCCCTTATCATAATTTTGTAAGAGGTAAGTAATTGCCGGAATCTTCGGAAGATTATTAAACTCCTCCAAAGTGTGCTTCTTCATATATTCATCTGGATCTGGTTTTGGTTCTCCCTCAATAATTGGTACTTTAATAATTGAGATTTCCGTATCCAAATTCTTCATTCGTAATATAGTTCTTAAAAAGCCGTCCCGGGCCGTTCCTTTATAGAGGTTATCCGGATCAAGAGATAATCTGATTTTCTTTAGATTCATCTCAGCAATCTTTTCTAAATTCGAGTCATTTACAACATTGGTAAGACAGGCCACGACATTCTGCTGTGGGTGTAAGGCAACGGCGTCGAATACACCTTCCACAATAGTTAGCTCCTCTTTCCCGCGAACTCTTTCAATATTAAATAAATTGCTTCCTTTAATACAGATCTTGATATAAGGGTCATTATCCGTTGTATCAAACATTCGGATAATAATTCCAGTATATTGTTTATTCTCATCCCAGATAGGAATAACTAAACCCGATTTATGAAATACCTGAAGTAATCTATAATCAAAGAGCATTTTAGATTCTTTGTTCATTTCCGAGGTAATATCTTCTGGGGATAAGTACCCGATTTTCCAAGCTTGGATTTTCTCTTTTGTCAATCCGCGGCGTTTATAAAAAGGAACACCTTTACTCGGGTTTGGTTTTGTGCAAGAAAGCTTATGCAGCTTTTCAAGAAAATTTCTTTGTCTTTGATAAGCCTTCTCCTTTGCTGAGTATTCATATTCCTCATCAATAGGAATCCTATATTTTTTTGCCAAATCTTTAACAACGGAAAAAAAGCTTGAACCCTTAATGGCCTTCCCCGTCTTTAAAGAGTAGACATCAAAAATATCATAAGACCTACACTCAACAAAACAATAAATCAATTTATTTTGAGAATCAGGCAAAAAGGCTGCGGAAAGCTTTCCCTCATCACCGTGATCGTGAGCCTCTGTATGCGGACATTGTACCTTAGTTCCGTTGGTTTTACAACCAAGTTCACTAAGGTATTCTGGTAATTTTGCCCGAATAAGTTCTTTTATCTTATTCAGATTTTTAATTCTCACCTATACCTCCGAGTATTTTTAGTCTTTTCTATAAATCTACAATTTGAGTATTCATAATTTCCATCAGAGTCTTCTCGATCTATGCTTGCCCAAGTTAAAAACCGGGCTTTATCCCTAAACCAGAGTTTCTTAATTTCTTCTTTAGTCAAAAGAAATTTGATCCCTCTACCACCATAATTTTTATACTGTTTATGCTTAGGATTAGTACACCTGTATTTAGCATGTCGCCAAGAATTCAACCAAGGTTGTTTAGCACGATATAATCGGTTCTTTTCTAAAAGAATTTCTTTATTTCTTCTATAGTATTCCCGAAAATAGTTTCCAAAGTATTCTGGATAGTCTTCTCTATATTTCTTTTGATAAATTTTATACTTTGCTTTATCTCGCACAGTAATTAACCTTTCACCAAATTATTTAATAAAGACGAGACCATCATCCTTACCTTCATCAAATCCGCTGTCATTCTCAAAAGCATCAGAGTAGGGGTCAGATAAGCCTTTATAAGATTTTTTCCTCCCGCTTTCCTTTGGCTGGTTGTCCCGAGAGCTTTCAAGACCATACTTGGCTCTAAGAATATCCCCTAAAGAAGTCTCATCAGGAGCTCGACCGGAGACGGGTTTACGTCCATTTTTACGGATATCCGAATCTCCTCGGGGTGGTTTCGGGTTAATTATCTTTTGAGTTGGTGCATCTGGACGCTTGGCTGTCTTAACTATAGGCTGGACTTTAGGTTTTAAAGGCTTCTGAATAACCCTTTTATCCGGTTCCTTGACCTCAACCTTTTTAACAGGTATGGGCTGGACAGGTGTTTTTACCAGAGTTACCGGAGCCTTAGTAATAACTGGTACAGGTTTTATTTCCGGAAATGGTTGAGCCTTAACAAAGGTTACAGAACCTTTTAAAATTTTTTTACAGGTGACACAATAAGTATACTGAACGAGAATTGGCTCCGCATACTTTTTAGTGTGAACAAATTTATTTGCAAAATTTTTATGTAGACATTTTTTAGGCATCAGATTCCCCTAATTAAACAATTAATTTTGACCAACTATAAATCTCTACTGTCACCTTTTCGTTAGTCTCAATATTCTGTAATTTGGATTCTCGGCCCTCTGCTTTTAGTGGAAATTTTTTGTAATCCACAGGTTTGGCTTGATCTTTATGTTTTTCAACAGCCAAGAGAATCCCATTCAGTATTTTTCCATATAACTCTTTCATTGCAGCCTTGTCCAAAATCATTGCGGATTTTACGGTTAAGGGAATAACCGCCGCATATCCGGTACTTTGTTCAGCCACAGTAATGTGGTATGAAGGATTTCTCCCTCTAAAGGGGTTAAAATAGCAGTATGTCCTTCCATGAAACTTTGTCGTTTGAAAGATTAACTCAATAAAAGCCTCTTTACAAACAAGATTTAATTCTTGTGGCAGCATTATGATCCCTCCGTATTATTTGGTCTTAATTGAAAGTCTCCATGAATTATTGCTGTTAAAAAAGATCTGTCGTTTGTGGTAATATTTTCGTCGTTTATGATAATATTTCCGTTAGAATCAAGTATAACAACTCCACACATACCCAATTTAATATTAACCCAACAGACATTAGGGATTACTTGACCCGTCCATTGACTTACTACAATAAACTTTTTAAAATCTGGATGATCTAGATCGATAAACATTATTTCCTCACTTTATCCCAACGGGATATTTGTACACGCCCGCGTTTTTAGAGTCTCCCGATGTTCTATACGGTACGCTTCGGCATATCTCAAAGACTTAAGCTTATGTTTTAACCGATAAGCCTCTTGATACCGACTTCTCTCGATTTAAAGCTCTATGTGGCCTCTTTATCCATGGACTGATACATCTCAGCCTCTTTTTTAGTTGTTTCGTAAAAACCATCACCTTTAAAAATTACCCCAGATCCGGTTCCGATAAAGCGATCTACCTCCGTAGACCCACATTTCGGACACTGCGTTTCATTTCGTTTAGACATGGGTTTAAACTCCTCATATCTATGATGACATTTTTTACACTCATAAGGATATGTTGGGCACATTTATTTTCTCCTTTAGAATAACATAATGATTTTGTAAATACCCTACAGTTAAGATTTTATGATACGTTAGCATAACACTTCCTTATTAAGCGGGCCCTAGTCAACTTCTATTTCGTCTGAATTACCCGCTCCATACTTCTTTTCATCATTATTCTTGATATTCCTACAGGTACGAATCAATTCTGTGGCTGATTCCAAACTACCCTGTAATTTATCCCTTAAACGTCTTTCTGCGGCTACGGCTAAACTAGCCTCGGGTTCCGCCGCCGCTGCGATATATTTGGCATTTTCGGCTTCGGCCTTATTCTTGAGTAACATCTTATAAGCAGCATTTTTATTCTTTACTAAACCACAAAGCTGATAATAATAGTCCGCCACGAAAGCTTTGTGTCCCGTAATCTGTTTTTGAAAATCATCGACCTTATCAACATTCTTATGATCAAGTTTTATCATCAATTTGGAACCATTTCGGATAGCTTTTTGACTGGCCTCAGTAATCTTTTCAATCTTAACCAAAGACTTAGAGTTATCCTTATTAAATTGTTCTACTAATTTTTCTAAAGCCATTGTATTTTCCTCCGATTTATACAATCAATTTTATTTCGATTTTTTCTCATCCTTAGGCTTGTCTTTCTCCGCTTTGGGCTCTAAGTTGAAAAATAATTTACGAGCTTCTGTAACAGTTAAAAGCCCTTCTTCACTACCGACTAAAAGATTTGCAATTCTGGCCCGGTCATAATTTAACTTGGTACCTAAAACCGGAGAAGTAATTTCTGTATCTAATTTCTTAAAGCCACGTCTTACCAAAACCATATTATAAATATAGGCTTCGTATTCCAAGATAGGCATGACAACATTTTCTAAGAAACGAGATTTTTGTTCCCGAGCATTTAACGAACCAACATCTTGAACAAGGTTTAACATAAACGGAGGAACTTTGTATACAGAGGCTATCTTCAGACCAATCCATCTCTGTATCTCAATTATGTCTTTCGAGTCCCAATGGGGGATTTCTTTCAGATCAACCTCTTTATTGATCCCGAGAATCTTCGCCCCTTCGACCATTAAACCGTTAAGATATTCGATAAACTCCATTAAATCCTTTTTGTTAACACTGGCACCCTTTTTAAAGGAGATAAACGCTGGCTTATAAAAACCCCGCTTAATAAACTCAACAACCTTCTTTGTAGATTCTTTATCTGAAACAATATCATTGTAAGCACGTTCAATTGGACTACGAGCCAACGTAGAATCACTGTCAGAGTCGATAGCGAAGTGCATGAGTTCTTGATTGGTTAACTGAATCACCTCCTTAGCATCATTTTTTTTGAATTCAGAAGAGCTTCCAAGCTTTAAAAATTTATACTGTGGTGGATTATCATCCGTAAGACGCAGAGTATATCCCGGAGCCACAACGAGTTCTATGGGTTTTCCGGACTTCGATTCAATAATACAAACACCGTTACCCCATCTCAACATGTCTTTTAGATATTTTTTTCTAACCATGAAGAGTGGATCTCTTTCAGACGGGTACTTTAAAAAAGCATCAATCTTCTCATTCGTGGGAGTCGTATATAGGGGGTATTTTACGACCTCATCAACAATAGTGTTAATACAAGTTTCGGCCCAAACCGTCGTCAGAATAAGCGCCCGAATCTGTTCAACCGAAAGATTTATTAAAGGTTCATAAGTTGCACCTACGGTACCAAAACCTACGGCATCCTTTTTCCTGTCCCTAACCTGTTCTGTTGACTTCAACCGTGTGGAAGGTTTTTTTACCCTTCTAGTTGAAGTTGTTCTTTTCTTTTTAACAGCCATTAGCTTTCTCCTCCCATTGTTTTGCACAAAGTGTTTGTTTCTTTTTGTCTTTATATGGCATAATTATTTACCTGCGACCGCTAAAGGTTCTCCATCGCTTTCTTCAGTTATAGAAGCTACTATTCCAGCTAAGCAGTCAGAAATATCCTTACTTCCTAAATTAAGCCCTTCCTCACGCATCCGCCATTTACTCTTGCGAGGGTGGTCAATTTTTTTCTTATCAGTAAATATCAATTCCGTTAATTCTCGAACAACGGGCGGATAAAGATAATACACTATATCCTTTCGGTATATAAAATCTTTAAGGGTATCATAGGGCACCGTATCTCTTTCTAACGAAATAGTCTTGGCCTCTATCCCATGTTTCTCACAGATATTAAGAAATAGTTTAGAGTTCCAACCGTCAGCGGTTATTTTGACAATTGGAAAATTCAACTTTTTTAATAAGGTTTTAATAACAAAATCAAGGATGTCGTTTAAATCAATTTCTTTTGGTTTTCCCTCCTCCGGTTCCGGAGCTCTGATTTGTAACATTAGATCAATATAAACTTTTGTCTTATCTAAAATACGATAAGTGTGACCCATAGCAATACCAGCACAGTCAACTACTCCACGGGAAAGATCAATATGAATATAATATTGAGCACTCTCATGTCTCTCTTTTTCCAATTTAATTCTGTTTTCTAAATCTTCCGAAGGCTTTGCTTCGTATTCTCTTTCCAATCTTTCGATTGTATGGGTGTGAAAAGGCCGGAACCAATGCTCAAACTCCTCCTCTCTAATATCCCTTGACCAAACCCTTTGATACCCGTCCTCACCTAAAGAGTCCGGAAAAATAATTGGAGATGAGTTCTCATAATTAATACAATCTGTTATCCTATCCGCTCGTTTTAAGAAATTATTTGATCGAAATTTCGGTATTTTACATTCATACATTAACATAGCATTAGCAGGATCTTCGTCATATTCTTCTTGATAAGTCGCTTTATGAACAACATAAGGTTTTAATTCTTCTGGACAATTTTTCTCTGCGCGAATATCCCAAGTGGCTGCGCGGTCAAAGTATGTTCTTCCAGAACCACCCTCTTCTGCATGATCGATTAAATATGCCATGTAATCATTCGGTGAAGTTAAAAACGAGATGTAAAAAAGTTTGTAATATTTTGGACATCGCGTTCTGGCGGAAGTACGAATATGCTTGCGGATATTCTGGGCATTATCAAATCGAAATGACCCAATCTCATCAAAGATACCCAACACAACATTTTTACCTTCAGCTTTGTGCTCCTTGGAGTTTAACGACCAAGCTCTAATATTTTTAGGAAATAAAACATGATTCCTAATAATATCTCGGTCAATATTCATACCCAACTCCTCAAAAAAGTTTTTTCCGGTATCCGGATCGATCGTCTTTCTAACCATTCGAATAAACTTTTCAAAGAACACAGACTTTGCCTGATCCCCATCAAAGGCCACATTGACGACATCAATAGGCTCTCCACTCTTAATACCTAAAGTTTCTTGTGGATCATTTAAACAGCATAGCCAATAAATCATATAACAGAGAAGACAGGCAATAGTTAAATCTTTCCCTGAACCTTTTCCCCAAGCCAAAACAAATTCCGTAAACTTATCACTTAACATACTGGAATTTTGGTTAAAAGCGGCATTTACAGCTTTTTGTTGCCGAGGAAACAAAGGAGTATCTAACCAGTCGCTAAAAAAGATTTCTGCTGTCACCGGCTTCTGGGCAAACTTACCAGATTTCTGTTCAGAAATATCTACCGCGTCTGACCAAAAATCATTCCATGTGTCTAAACATTCTTTAGCCATTAAATATCAATCTCCTCATCATCCGTGCCCGAGGAGTCTTCAGGTTTCTCTGTTTCATCCACCTTTGGTTTCTTTGGTCGTTGGTCTTGAAATTCTGCATCAACAACCTCTTCTCCACCAAGGGCTTGAATATCAATAGTTTTTAAACGCTTAAATGCGTAGAGCCTTTTTTCTTCTGGAATTAAATCCATAATAATAGTACGGAAAATTTCCATGACACCCTTTAACACGTCAATTGAAATATAGTTCTTATCAATTAATGCTTGAGGATTGAACAAACTTAGGAGCTTAGATTCCTTGTCTACACGATCAAGAATAGCTTTTAAAGCATCTATACGCGCTGTCACATAGGTTGGATACTTTGGCTCCCTGCTAATATAATCATATTTTTTCCTCATCTCACGAACTTGAATACGGTTCTCTTTATTGCGTGTTGTTTCATAAGCCAATTCGGCCTTATCCAATTTTTCTTTAACTTCCTTTGCCTCTTTTCCCCATGCGTTTAATTTTGTTTTATTTTCAACAACCTTATCTTGAATCTCTTTATAAAGCGTCCAATACTCATCTTTCAAAATATTGACTTCATCTAATAACTGTTCAACCCGGGCCAATTGTCTTTTTGCCAATTGAGAGTTTTTAATAATCAAACTGGTGTACCGGGCCTGTAGATATTGAACGTCAGCTAACGCAGTATTATAATGAACGCTTAATTCCTTAGCTATTTGATGCGGAGTCTTCCCCTTTAAAAAGAGAAGTCTAGTCTTCTCTCTCCGCTCCGCTATCTCCGTCTTTGATGGTCTTCCGCCACTTGAGTTTGTCATGAATTAATCTCCTAATAAATTTTTTACAATCAATCCAGCCTTTTAAATAATCCGTACTAGGAATATTCTCAGGAAAAATTTGACATTCAACTAATTGATATGTCGCCAGAACTCTTCCCAAATCTACTAACTCATTCATAATAAGGCTGCGACTAAACTTCGTATATACAGCAATATCCTGAATGGTATAGTTTGCAAGAATACACTTAAGTAGGATTCTCTGTTTTTTAGAGAGATACTTAGTGAGCTCTTCCGGTAATTGTAATTCCAATTTATTCAGGGGCTCACAATCCTGTTTATTTCTGAATCTTTTTCCCATGATTAAGATCGAGATTCTTTAGCAAGGTTATCAATAATTTTTCGCTCGTTTACACGTCGATTATATTTATTTGTTAACCGGCTCTTAAAGAAAACAAACCACTGATCTTTATTGTTTGGGTCGATTTTCCCGCTATCTAAATTTTCCAAATATAACACAACCAAATCATTATACAGATCAGACTTATCTTGAATCGGATCTTTCATTGACTCGGCAAAGGTATAAGATAAATAACTCATGATTTCACTGATCTCTTCTGGGATTTGCTTAGTAGTCGTCATTTGATTTGTCCTCCACAATATTTATCGAACTCGTTCCAACCCTTTGAACGCCCAATTTAATTAGAGCTTTAACTTGTTTTTCTGTCCGGATGCCGCCAGAGGCTTTGATTTTCATAGGAATATCTGCATCCTTCATTAAGACCTGCGTATATATAAGTGCCATCAAGAGCTTGTCAAAATCTTGTTTAATTAATCCAGTATTTGTTTTAAAATAATCTACCCCGGATTGTCGTAAGAGATCAATAATCTCATAAATAGGTACAGATTTATTAAAAATGGTTCCTAATTCAACGATGACTTTTACCGGTCGTTTATACCGATCTTTTATCCCCTTTAAAAATTTATAAATTCTTAAAAAATTCCCACGCATATACCAATAGATGGGGAAGACCAAATCTAATTCATCAGCTAAACCACTGTCAATTACATATTTAATATTATCTATAGCTTCCTCATTGTAAAGACCTAAAGCTAATTGAATCCGTTTATTCTTACCATCAGCAAAATATTTAAAAGAATGTAATGGAGGAAAACCCGCAATAGTAATTAATTTCAAATCAGGTCTTCGATATTTAACCGCAACGGGTAGGGCACCCCAAGGTAAACAAACGCCCAGATAACCCTTGTCGTTGGCTGTCTCTACAAAAGTACGAATCTCTTTAGAATTCATTCCCTTTATATTTGTATACTCGATGTACTTAGAATACTCGACAATTTTAACTTTGTCTTCCATGCTATGCCTCCCAGCAAATTACTCCCCTATTAAACAAACCTAAACCAATAACTAAAATTATTATAAAAATTAATGTCGGAAGAATTACCAGAGTCAAACAAAACGCCCCGCAAGGTATTAAGATAAACCCAGCAATTTTACTTTTTAATTTTAGCATTATTATAAGTATACCATATTTTTAAACGTTTGTCAAGCCAGAGTTCTTATCATACCATTTTAAATAATTATCAATTCCCCGTTTACCAAACTTTTCATAAAGATAATCATAAGCTCTACGGTGTAAAGAGTTATGTTTTGATACAGTAAGAGACATGACCTCAGGAGAATTTTGTTTCAAATAAATATGATGCCTTACTTTTTTGACTTTCATTTTATATCCGGGGTGTCCCATCAAAGATTAACTAATCCTTAAGCGTTGTTTAGTTGACTGGCTTTTACCTGTTCTGCCCATATTCTTCCCTGTAGCCCAAGCCGATTGAAGAGCCTGTTTATGCTCTTTAGATTTTGGTTTTCCTCTTGATGCCTTAGAGATTTTTAAAGCAATTTGTTTTTTATAATCCAAATTTTGCCAACGCTCTTTACTTGTTTGAGCAATTTTTCTTTTAGTTTTTTCAGTATGCCGATAACCAAGAGTTCCCATATTATGTCCTAAGATCCAGTTTATACGACCAAGTTTCCACACGCTTTTTATTGCAACCAAAAAAATGTTGTCGTGGAACGGAGTATCTTTTGAAATGCTTAAAGGCCCAATTATCTCTCCAAACCCAACAACCATTTTGTTTAACGATAACCTTATCTGAAATTTCTCTTTCTCGAAGTTGATGAAAATGACCTAAATGCAAACAGTCAAAGCCACCCATTTCACGATAAAGATCATTGATTTGTTTTTCCAACGCATTTTCAGATTGCCCTTTAATTAAATCCCCATGTTCGAGTAAATGACGCCAAGGCCCTATTTTAACGATAGCCCTGTGGGAATCCGGAACATTGATTTTGATTCGTTTACTCTCTTGAAATTGTTTTTCCCAAGTTTTATAAACAAAATATTCAAAATTGTTTTCCACGGGCTCCTCATATTGAAACTGAGACCGGCCATGATTCCCGACAACGCAATTAACCTCTACCTCGTCATAAACACGAAGGAGATCCTTAAAGAATTGAGCAAAGGCGGGAATAGTTCTCCACATTTGCCGACCAACACATTCTTCAATTTCAAAGACCTGTTCAGGAAAAATACGGTCATTCGTAATGATGTCTCCCAAAATATTAATATAAATCTTTCTCAATTGATAAGAATTCGATAAGATTCTATGAATACCTATAATCCCGTGTTCCAGATTATTCAATTCTTGAAAGAAAATTTTATTATTATAGGTGATAATAGTTTTACAGCTTTTATTGTCATAGGTTTTATTAATCATACCACCATGAACATCACTTATATCCAAGATAGAAAATTCTTCCGGCTTACCCTTAACAAATCGACATTTTGGTTCATCCAACTTTACGACTTTAAAATTATTATACAATTGAGCACCGAGGTATTTAATTAATTGATCTGCTTCAACTTTTGTAACACGTTTACGTTTCACCTCTTTAATAAGAATTTCGTCACTAACAACAATTTTTCTTTCTTTACGGTATTTTACAAGACCGTAATTATTAATCATGCGTTCCATGGCCTTTACAGTGGTTTTAAACTCTAAAGCCAACTCAGGGTTTGTAGCACCAAATTTAAGACCAAAGATTACCTTCTCACGTTTAGCCTCAGTCCATATATTTTTCTTAAGCATTTATACATCTCCCGTTTTAAGATATTCCCATCTATAACCAAAAGCTGTGGGTCTTTTATTTAAACAACACCGATACCGCCTATAGCTTTATCTGTACCGTTTCCTCGGCAAGAGCCGTCTACATAGACTTCTAACATTATTTACCTCCGCATATTGGGATGTCACATTCTTATACCACTCTTTAAACCCTCTTGATATGCTTTTCTTAGAATTTTCTGATCACTCAATAAACTGACAATTTTTCTTAACTGCTTTTAAAGGTTTTCGTTTCTTATACATCTTACAAACTTTAGTATTCAAGACTTGTAATTTCATTTCCACTTTCCAATGTCCATAAAAACCAGTCAAGATGTGCCGGAGCCATATTGAATTCTTTTCTGGCCCACTCGATAAAGTATTTTTCAATTTCCAAGTATTTACTTGGACTACTCGGTTGATAGTGTTGTTTATTTTTCGGCATAAAGTGGGGCTTATACTTTAATACGTGAGTATCAATAATTGCTAAATCTTGAATACCTAAGTTTCTTAAAAAATGACTGGCTGTTTTATAACCGAAACCTTTGACGCGTAAGATTAAATAATCTCTTAACATGGATGAGTCCGTCTGTGTCTTCATTAAAGACCGAAGACCTTTAATAAAATTTTTAGACACCCTGTTAAAACTATGCAGCCGAATTGCTTTTTGCCGTGGGAATCGAACATAGGGCCGTATACACGAGTAAAGAGTTATATCATCAATTGGTTTATTAAAGTAATCCAGTTCAGATAATCTTTGGACTGCCTTATCTGTCTGTTTTGCATTTCCAGCGGGAACTAATAAACAGAAAACTATTTGATAGAAAAGTTTCGTATCATCAAGATCAGCTAAAGTAAACATTGTCCCACAATGCTTTAAGCCAACCTCTCGGTATTTATTTACATAATTTTTTAATTCTGTAATCTCGACCATGAAATTTCTCCTTAGTATAACATATTTTTAACGTTAAGTCAAATCTAAATCGCCAATATCCAAAAGTATCTGGAATAATTGCCTTAACAACATAAATATTTTTCTGAAAATAATTTCCTCATCAACAGTGTTTATATAAATTTCCCAAACCTTTTTCTTATCCCGAGGTAACAAAATAATTCCCGATTTTACTTCTTTGACATCAAGACCCTTTTGTTTACAATACATGTCTCGATAGATACAAGTCTGAATTTTATGTGAGAGTCTAATTGCTTTCGATGTTTTAATATCAAATAGAATTTTTATATGAGAACATGACCCAATTAAATCCGCTGTCCCAGCACTCTTATAATCCTCATTGTCCCAGACAGTATGTTCTATTAAATCACACTTAAATCCGGATTGAAGCTCAAATTTTTTATATCGCTCTAAGGCATTATGCTCGGATTTCTTACCTGTCCTTATATAGTCTTGAACGATATTATGAATATTGGTTCCTTCTTGAGATAACGAATCTAATAATTTTTTATGAAAAACAAAACCCAAAGAAGTAGATGTCTTTGAAAGATCTCCACGGGATTTTAAAAATTTAATCGTATTTGATACGGCCCATAAAATTAATTTAGGTTTAGGTAATAAACCCAGAATAGTTGTCACAGATGGTAGGGTTATTTGATCCCCTATATCATAAAATCTATAAGCCCCCCGCTTATATTTTTTAATCTGCATCTTTATACCTCCATATAAAACCATAAGCCGTTTTTAATTTATTTCTGCAACATTGACTAATGTGCCCGTTTCCGCGAAAGTTTAGCGCTCTTTCAATCTGATTACAGCTTTTCCACTCTTTAATAAAATTTCCAGATAAATCGTATTGAAAAACAATTTTGCTGCATACTCTTATATTTCTTTCGGTAATATTTTTTGTGAGTTCAATAAATCGACAATTATCAAAAGTATAATCTTTAGTTGAATCCTCTCGATCAATCGAAGGCTGTCTTAAATTAAAAGCCTTATCTCTGAACCAAAGTTTCTTTAATTCTTTTTCGGTAATTTTACATTGGATGCCTTTACCACCGTAATATTTATAATCTTTATTTGTTTTACAATTACATCTGGAATTAATTCGATATAAATGGAATACCCAAGGCTTGTTTTGTCTCTTTTTAATATAATGTTTTTTATGCCTATTCATTCCACTCTCCGAGTTCTTTTAAGGCCCGCTTATAACCATCAATATGAATTTTTTCTTGCCCAGAATATTTAATAGCTGTCTTAGCTTGATGAATCATTCTTTTGTAATGTTTCGGATATTCTTTTTTCGCTGTTTTTAATGCGAACAATTCCGCATTATATTCGTGTTCTGTGGCGTTATTATATCGAAAGTCATAGGTCAAGTGTCCGAGTTCATGTAGAATAACATGTAAAATATCAACCCTGTTCGATAGAATCTTTGTGCTATAATTAATGATATATTCATTGGTACTGTCACAACGGTAAACAGAAGCTCTGTTACTAATTCGGTTGTCTTTAACTAAACGAATCTTGTATCTCTTATCTAAACCGAGTTTAACGATCCAATAATGACAGTACCTTGTGAATATATTTATTTTCGTTAGTTCTTTCATTTTTCAGGGATAATTGCCACTAATTTGCCGGTTTCAAAATTTGCTTTTTCCGCCAGATTATTGAGATCCTCAAGAGTTATGTTCTGCATATTTCTTTCATAATTTTTGATGTACATCTCGTAATCTTGTTCGGCCAATGTAGAGTCAATTAATAACTTTGCTATAGTTGATTTCTTATCCAAATTTAGTTCATGCTTACCAAGCCATTTGCGACGGGCAAATTCCATCTCTTCTTCGGTAACGGGTTTTGCCAACTGCTCTCGCATAAGCTTAGTTGCTAATTCAACCTTACTCGGCATTAGTCCGGCGTAGCCCCAATATTGGACTGTTCCACAACTATGCACTTGATAGTAAAGACTGGTATGATAAACCAAATTATTTTGTTCCCGGATAACATCAAAGAATCTCCCGGAAAACCCGTTCATAATGGCTGAGAATAACTCAATAGTAAAATAATCCTTTATCTCGTTTAGTTGGATCAAACCTGTTACCACCATATTGGCCTGATTAACCCCTTTGCGTTTGATAATATAATCATCATGAGAGTAATCAAGGCTTTCCTGCGAGAAATCCGGCTTGGCATAGACTCTGTTTCTTGCCTCGCTAGGAATACCACCAATGTCTAAATCAATTTTAGATTGATAATGCTTCTCATAATATTCAACTAAAGTCTCCCGAGTAATCCCGGAAACCGTTTCTCTGGTACCGATAATTGGAATATGAAGACCAGAGCCTTCTTTATAGACCGTTTGTTGCGCCAAAGAAAAGATGTGAGACTGTGGGTTATCTTCATACATTTCCAATTCCTGTAAGACCACCTGCTTTTCCTTTTCCAACTCTTCGGCAGGAAAAATTGAATTATTAACCATATCACTTATGACTTCCCGGGCCACATCAGCATACTTGTTACTAATAAGCGCATAATAGAAGGTATGCTCCTCTGAAGTCCAAGCATTAAACTGAGCCCCGTATTTTTCCATAGCATATTTCAGGTCATTTTTATTCCGAGTTGTCGTACCCTTAAATAACATATGCTCTAAAAAATGTGATATTCCCTTTATTGAATCGGGGTCATTTCTTGACCCAACCGGGATCATCGTTCCCACCAAAGTAGAATTACCGCCTGTCTTAATTTTAATTTCAGCCATCAGTTTCTCTCCTTAATTTGTTTTAAGATATGTGTAATAACGTCTACTGTCCAACCATTTCCTAAACATTTGTATCTTTGAGTGTTAGAAACCCCCCAAGTATAATCATCGGGAAGAGTTTGTAAGCGTTCACATTCTAAGGGACTAAGTTTACGAGTATAACTACCATCTGAAACCAATAACCCAAACTTTTTACGTTTTAACATACTTTTTGGATTCTCTTTATAGATTGTTGCTAACAAAGTTTGGGCTTTATCTGTAAAAACCAATTGTTTTCTTGCCCTCCTAAAATATTGATCTAAATTGCCGCCTTTGTAATAATTAGCATCAATACAATATGATTTATCTCTATCTACTGCATCATCTTCAATAATATCCTTTAAATAAATATGTTTATCTTTAGGTTGAGTAACATTAGGAATATTTGTCCAGTATAATCTCTTTCTGTTTTGAGCCGAAACTAAAGCAGAATTTATTAAAATTGGTTCAGTTCCAAAAAGACCATTAATATATTCTATAAACTCCTTTTTCATTCTAACATTTTCAAATAAAAATTTAACATTCGGATTTTTCATTGTTATTTCTTGCCAAATATCAATTAAATCATGAACCAATGCGCCTCTAGGGTCGTTATCACCTTTTTGTTTACCAGCAATTGACCAAGCCTGACAAGGGAATCCTGCTACCAATAAATCAATTTGACTAAAATCAACATCCCATTCTTTCCATTTAGTAAGATCTCCTAATTGAATTGTATTAGGATAATTCTTTTGGGCAATTTTATTAGCATACTTATCAATTTCAGAAGAATAATAATTATTAATAGGAATATATAATCTGTCTAATGCGACATTAAGACACGAAATCCCATTAAACAAACTCATTACATTAATTGGTTTCATTTTATTCCCCTATTTTATGAAGTTCAACATAATGTACTTGGTCTTGTGTTTTTAAAACATCCTTATGTGTTACCATGATTACCTGTTTAAGAAAACCCATGTCCATAAAATTTTCAAATAAAGATAATACTTTTAAACAATTATCATCGTCAACCTTTTCCAAACCCTCATCAATTAGCATGAAATCAATACAAGTATTACACAACTGTTTAAAGATTACCATAATACCTAAACGAAAACATAGATTAACTAATACCCTCTCCGAGCCTGATAAATCCCCCATTTCTAAAATTTTATCTCCTCTATGAATAAAAGGCTTAAAGTCTGGCCTGTTAGATTCCGGGCGTTCTGTTCTAATGTCTACAATAGTGTCAGGAAAAATAATACTCAATAGTTGATTCGCTGTTTGTGTTATTACAGGAATATAGGTCTTTAATAAATACGAAGGAAAACCCTTGGGATCAAAAATCGGGATAAGCTGTTCTAGCTCTTTCAGCCGAACTTTGTTAACTGTAGGCTGCTGTTTAGCCCTCTCCTGTAGAATAACTAATATCCTTCGGGCCCGATTAATCTTAGAGTCGATTTTACCCATAATTTTATTGCATTTGGTCGACTTAATCCCAACCTCTTTTTGTTTTTTTGTTAAAATTGCCTCTTGTTGCTGTATAGCCTTGAAAACAGTTTTGACTCTTTTTAATCCGGCCTCAATATGCTTCTTATCATAGGGTCGAGCACACTCAGAACACTTCCCCGATTTGAGTAAAGCAAATTCTTTTTTTAGGCCCTGTTTTTTAAATGAGTATTCTGATTCCTTCTTAGAAATCTGATTTAAAATGCTTCGTATTTTGTTGTCGATAATTTCATATTTTTCTAAATTCTTCTTATACCCAGAACAAAGACCCTTGACTTTAACAAAACGCTTTTTAATTAAGGGGAGATTAACGGCTTTTATCTCGACATTCACGGCACTCAGTCCCGCATACTCTACTTTAAGTCTTTGATAAATCGTTGAATATTTGTCCAAGTTAAAAATAGAAATTAAAAATTGTCTCAAGTAAGTCGGATCAAATAAGCTTTTTTGTTCATGTGAGGAGATATAAAAAATACTCAGGAACTCCTGATAATTTAAGTGTAAGAAATTCTCCAATTCTAATTTTTTTATTCCACTTAAAACGGAACCGCTATTTGTACGACTTCTGGATACATTGAATTCAGTTAAAGATAAGTCTACTGTGGCTTTATTTGAGTCAAAATTAATGATTTTTTCCAGTTTAGAATTCTGTGTTTTTCCGTGAAGCCCAAAACAAATACCTTCCATAATATGAGTCTTGCCCGTCCTATTGGCCCCAATGAGGGCATTAATGCCCGGCTGGAAATTAATCTCTAAAGATTTGTGTATTCCGAAACTATCAAGATTTATTTTCTTTAGCATTTTTACTCCAATAAATGGGATAATATTTTTTGAATAAAAGGTCTGTTATTTTAATAACCTGTAGTTCGTCTTTATAACGATTATCTTTGTATCTCCAATAAAGCATCCAATGAACCAGTTCATGTAATAAAACTTTGACAAATTTTTCTCTATCTTCAATATAGTCTTGCCATAAGATTATTGTGCTACTTTTTATACAGATAGCACCGGGTCTCTTCTTATAATGTCTATCAGCCAACTTAACCCACAATGTTGGGAGCTTTAATTTTCCACACCAAAAATTAATAAAATCCTGAGCTTTATAACAATATTTATACATCTTTGATTAACCCGGATAATGCGAGAAGAAAAGCGTCTGCAAGATTGTCATCATCAATTGATAAATCAAACTTATCCTCCACAAAGTTAATAATCTGAGCCTTTAATTTTAGTGGTTTCCTATCCCAAACTTTTTTTCTTTTAAGCTCGTCTTTAACAATAATATTTTCATAGTGAAACTTACCCATGTCTGCGATAAAACCTATCTTCTTTCTTACAGATGTTGGCTGTATCGGATCGGGGGCCTCATCTGCCCACTTATTAAATATGAAGAAAGATACCGTTGCGTATTTTGCTAAAACCTTTGTTGTCCAAACAGACATACCAAAATAACAATCTTCAATAATTAAACGCTTAACTAAAGTCTTTGAGAACTCGGGAAGAATTTTACGAATCTCTCGACATTTTTGAAGATATTCAATAAGCTTTACGTGGAGCTTTCCTTTACTAACCCCCTTTATATCAATACTATAAAAGTTTTCGACATAAAGTTTGTTCTTTGTTGTCCGGATAAGACAGATACCCGTCCGTTTCTGGGCGCCATCAATTCCCAGACTCAGTGTATTAGATCTGATTTCTTTGTTTAATATATCACAGACTTCTGAAATGTCAATAATTTTTTCAGCCATAGTAATCCTTAATTAACCCCACTGTTCTGCCATAGCGTCAGCAATTCCTTGAAATGTTAAACTCCGCTTTTTCCAACCACCATAAAGCACAGGTAATTTAGAGGGCGTTCTTGTTCCGTCCTTTTTCTTTCCACCCCGGGTACTCCCACTATGCCAACTTGCAATAGGCTTAACAACATTTGATGGGATTAGTGTATTTAATCCTTTAAGCCATAAACAAGTTCTTTTGCGATAAGGATCACCAAATTCAAATGGGTTTATTATTTGTTGTGGTTTTTTCCAAACTGTTGAAAGTATACCAACGGGATTCTCTAAACAAACTTTTTGTATATTTGAATAGAATAAGGCCTTTACAAAATTAATCGCTGTTTCTTGACGACCATCTTTTTGTTTTTCGGGCCAATAAACAGCCCCACTACTTGAAAGATGCGTACACGGAGGAAAAGCTAGCATCAAATCCCAACCATTATTTAGAATACTGATAACGTCGCCCTGAATATGCTTTCCAGATATTTCTGTTGGAAGTATATCACAACTCCAAGTGTCATGACCCTTTTTCTTAAAGGCCGTCCTAACTCTACCTGAGTATTCACAAGCGATTAATACTTTCATAAATCTCCCTTTCTAAAATTTATAATAATTATAGACTTTTTCATTCGAACAAATCATAATTCAATAGAGACTCCAACTTGATAACCTTTGATTACTGGAATATCATTTACCTTCTCGTTTGTAAATAAGGCTTCTATCATAACGCCACAAACACTTAAACCTGTCTCTTGATTGAATTGTTCTACACATTTTTTGAGGGCGACCTTAAGCCCTGTTACCCGTTCCGGTAAGTCTTTTGTCAACATTAGGAACTTCCTCCATTGAAATAATTTTAGGCAGAAACCTCTTTTCTCTTTTATCTGCCTTAGTACATTTCTTTCGATAATGGTCTATGATTACAAAAAGTGTCTGACCCTCCCAATGATCAAAGGCTTTTCCACCATCAATTAAAACATCATTCACAATTTCAACTTTTGCAGATTTGTATTTCGTAGATAAAAAGGCTATCATTTTTTTAACTCCGTTTCAATTAAACCAAAAGGTACTTTTTTCTGTTTACAGAAATTTTTTAGAAGTACAGTTTGGTCTAGGTTTTCTGGAATATCTGTTTTTAGCTCTTTGATTTTAATATCTTCTTGATAGTATTCAATTTTGTAATCCTTTTTAATTTTAAAGATTACTCTATGAATCGCGCATAAAGACTCCCCATCGGAGGATGCCTTAATTTTTAAATCTATATCTGTATCTCCTGTAGCCTGTAATTCTTTTAATCCCCGGGCCTTTACCTTCCCAGCCTTACCACTTAATTCAAGTTCGTACATTGGCCGAGAATCAATATTAATCCACTGTATTTTTCCTTTAGCAATAATCGCAATTCTTTTCTGGTCATTGATTTCAGAGAAAGTAACTTTATATAGTGAACCAACATAATTGATATTTTTAAAAGAACATTCACCACTATGAATATGCCCGAGTAGATAGATTAGTTTGGGCTCAACCTCTTTTTCACTAGCGGAAAGATGCCCATTAATATATCGTGTTCCTTTAACTTCGTAATGACCAAAAATAAAATTATTGATTTTCAGTTCTTCGTGTTGACTAAAATCTCTACAAAGATCAATCCAGTCCTGTTCATGAATAGCCTCCGACTCAAAAGTATGCTTACCATTTCCAATAATAAAATCTAAGTTTTTAGTATGTTTTCTTAACCGATTTAAAAACCCCGCTAACATGCAGCGCTCTTCTGCTGTTGGTTTTTTATGAAAGAGGTCTCCTAGCAAAATGATTCGATTAAACTTGTGTTTTTTAATACCGGATAAAATAGACTCCTCAGCTAGTTTGATAGCCCGTTTTCTTGAAGCCTGATAGTGTAAATCACCTATAGTTAGTATTTTATCTTCCACGGGTAACCTCTCATCTTAACTCCACTCCATATTAATAAACGGTATAAATAACTTTTTGAGATATTTCTTGACCTTGAAATCTTAGACAGACTCAGACCACCCGCATAATCACGGATATAATCGACTATGTGACATCTTGAACCTTTAATTATCCTTTTAACTTTCGTCATTCTTAGCTCCAAAATAAAATCGAATTCAATACTGTAATGATAACTCCAATTAATTTATCTTTCAGGGTTGGGCCGGTAAAAGAAAGATAGCCGAAACTTATCAACATTGTTATGTAAGCAATACGTCTTAACACTATTCAACCTCCGATTTTTTTGTAACTTTACAAACCAGATAATATTCTGGTAAATCCAAAACTAAAACAGAGTTTTCTTTTCCCATCTCTAAAGAATCCTTGACTAATTTATTTAACATATTGGTCGTGACTCTAATTGATTGATGTTTTGTAGCCTTTAAATCAAGACAACTACTCTTATCACTGAAGTCTCCCTTAAAAGAAAGGGCCCCTGAGAGCAGGTGTTTATATAATTTGTCCTCTTTTTTATTAGCTGTTTTCTTAATTGATTCTTTTTCATTGAACCATTTAGGATAAGTCATTTATTCAGCCTTAGTTTTAAATACTTCTGCAAGAGTAAAAGGATAATTATTTAACTTCACGGGAAGTATGCCCCTATCCACATCAATTTTAGTTTGGATAATCGCTATTAAATTCCAAAGTAGGGCTGCATGATGATCCTCGTCTACAAGTCCTGCCTGTAATTTCCAAAGATGTCTGTTAGCGGAGTCAAAATATCTACTGACAGGTTGGCCTAATCTCCAATTATTCACATCATATTTAATGGCCCCATTTTGATAGTGTCGAGCCACGCGATTATAAGCACAATAATAATGATTATAGGGTTGGCCTTCATCCAAAGCAATAAGATAACAGGTCAATTCAAACGCTTCATAAATTTCTTTGATATTATCTTCTCTATTTTCAACTAATTGAGTATACTTCCATAAATGATCTTCAATAGCAAGAGATAAAGCTTTCTTATCGCTTACGAAAGTATCAATGTAGACTGTTCCTGTAAGTTTAAAATATTCTCTTACTTTTACAAAAGGTTCACCAGCAATTAAATGCGGAGTACCCTTTCCATCGTCCGTATCGCGTTTACTGCCAGTGTCAAATGACTGACGTTTACCCGAATCCATAACTTTGTCGAATTGCTTAACCATTGGTTTTCTCCTTTGAATTATTTTTGGTAGGTAATTCATAGGTAGAATCAATCCATGCCACGATTTCTTTTAGCCTGTTCTTCTTATGCCTCATTATTTTATGGATCAATTGAATACAGGAATCACAAACCTCATATTGAGTTCTCGGTTGAATTTGATTGTATTGTTTTTTCCCCGGTTCAAATTCTTTATCGTGAACAATAACAATTACATTTCGCCCGCGTTCAAGGATATTCGGACATAAATCGCAATAATGAACCTCCAATTTAAACCCCCCTTACATATTGCCAAATAAAACCACCACAAGTTTTTTGCTGTCCATTTAATACATTATAAATATTTTGTAGACCTAAAGTTCTTTGGGCAGAAATAATACTAGGCCAACGTTTAATAAAACCTCCCATTTTACTAAATTGATCTGTCGCTTTAATACAGGCCCTGATTGAATTATCTCTTAATTCAAGAAATCGACAATTTGAAAACTCGTAATGCCCACCGGATTCTTCTCGATCAATTGAGGGGTGAAGCATTAAATAGGCTTTATCTCTGAACCAAAGCTTCTTTACTTGTTCTTTCGTTAATAGGAACTTGATTCCTTTTCCAGCATAGTATTTACTCCTAGGATGATTTTTAGCTCGGCATCTTTGTTTTGCTGATCTATAAGAATTTATCCAAGGATATTTAAGCTGGTATCTTTTACAGGCCGCTTTATTATACATTTTTATACTCCGTTATTAATTGGTAAACCTCTTCCCAAGTCCCGACTCTTGGGGGAAGTACCTTAATATTTGTTGTATTAGAAAAGCATATTGTATAAATTCCTGAGTCTCTTAAACTTTGAACATTATGGGGAGTATCCTCTATAAAAATATCCACATTAATATCCATTTTACTTTTTAAAAAACATAAGTCCCAAAAAGGTATGGCTTGTTTATCTAACCAACTTGCTGTTTGTATAATTGCCTCTTTATGAAAATGTTTAATGCAGAGTCTATGCGTAACGATACGGATTCTTGTCCCCTCATCAGATAATTTTTTAAGATATTTTCGCGTGCCCGGAATCATCGGTATTGTCGTAAAAAGACTCCGTTCAGTAACAGCAAACCGATGAAAATCCTCATATTGTTTTTGATCCTTCAAGCCCCAATTAGTTAAACTAAAGGAATCTGCTTCAGGAAGAGTATTAAGGGGTATCTCAGCCCATTCAGCGTATAACTCGCGTATTCGGCCATAAAAGTCCCCACAAACACCATCAAGGTCTACACCCAATATAAGATTTTCTTTAGACATTATTTTATATTATCCTTGTTTTTGATTTTGCGTATATATTGTTTCTGCTTCTCGTCTAACTCAGAGTCCAAAGAAGTCTCTAAATCCGCTCCGCGTTTTCTAACGTTTTGAACAGCTTTAGCTACTCTTTTTAAAGTCATGGCTGCCCCACCATAAGTCCCCTCAAAAAGTCGGCCAACAATTGCACCAATAATGGTACAGGCCCCGGGAAAGAGAATACAGATGATAATTAAACCCGGGATTCCCCAGCCAAATATCATATTAAAAAAACTTTTTACTCTCTCAACAATTGTCATACGTCTTTCAGCTTTATTATAACTTTCATCGAAACGAGAATATCCTTTAGTACAAGATTTTATATTACCATTTTCGGCCCACTGTGCCTGACCTTTACAACTCTCCCTAAGTTTTCCCTTAACTACAGATTGTGGAACAGTATTTGGTGTATCAAAAGTCAGTCTAGGTAGTAAAGAACAGCCACTGAGTAATAAACAACTCAAAAGTATTATTATTAATTTTTTCATTATTTACCTTGGTTAAGTTAATCTTGTCAAAATGACTTCTAACTGTTTAATGTGTTCAGAATTCTCCTCTACTTCCTGTTCTAACTCGGTACGGCGTTCAACACACCTATTACGAAGCCTTAAATATTTTAAAGCCTCAGAATTCTTATATTCAATACCTTCTAAACGCATTTTTTGACAGGCTTTTTGAGATGTTATTAATTGTTGTAATTCTTCTTTTAAATTCATATCCATTAACCTCTTCTTAAACGATTGTACCTTTTATCTAATTTAATCAAAAAGTCTTTAGCTTTTAACCAGTTCTCTCCCATAGAGCGAGACTTATTTTTTAACGAATAACAATGAGCTAATTTTTCCAAGGTTCTCTGTTTGAGATCAATAACCATGATTAGTCCTACTGTTTCATTACTTTAATATATGCGTCAACCTTTTTAAGGAAAACCCTTATATCACTTACGGGTTCATAAATGCTAATATCATCAAACATTAATCTGCCCCAGAGAATCCCGACTAACTCTTTTTGGATGTTGTAAACTCCGCCGCCGGAACACCCCCGTTTGCTCTTAAATCCGGCCCAATGCCAGTCCTTTGAGGTTCTTAAAACCTTACCGATAGAATCAAATAATTTCATGGTTGGATAACCCACATGCACTAATTCCTCTTGAAGTTTTGGATTATGTCTTGCTAAACTTACAGGAGTCTTTTCTGGGATCTTACCACGAATAATTACTAAAGAGAGGTCTTCATCCATAGGGGAGAATACTGCGCTGGCTTGAACATTTTCAATTAAAGTCTCTTCAGTCGGGCTAACACAATGTTTACAAGTAATAACGTAGGAATAATCCTTACTTTCTTTTATCAATACGCCAGAACAAAAGCCGAGACTTCGACCCAGACCAAATATACTAACAGTATACTTTTGAACTTCCTCGGAGATTTTATCTTTACGAACTTCACTGGCAAACTCTTCTATTTCTTCCGAATCAATGACCCTCTTTTCGTCTGTAGAGCAGGTTAATTCTGGTTCTGTATTTCGCGCTTGGGCCTGAATTGAGAAAAAATTAAAACATAAATATAGCCCAGAAAACAGAAGACAGATACCTATTATACGCATTATTGATTTAATCATTAGAAGACTCCTTGTTTAAAATAAAAAATCTGAAAGATATAATGGTATCAGACATTAAATGATTCCACCAATTAATCTTTCCATATTTCGGAGGATGGAATTTAGCAATAGTCATCCATTTAGGATAGAGCTTTTTAACCGCATCTAAGGGTTTAATCTCTTCGGTATAGCGGATAAAGCCATTACTAAATACATGATAATAACCATACTGCTTAAAGGTGGTAACAATATGGGCACCTTTCTTAAAATAGATTGTATACATCTGAACTTCGTAACCAAAATAATCCAGAACATACTGAGTATGGATACCAAAGTCATCACAATCACCCATTCGGGTTTCTGCAAAGTCTTCAGGGGATTGGTAATATTCTATAGAACCGAATTGTGTCTTATCAGATATGTAAGAAAAATTTGCTATATAGATTTTCTGTAAATCTTGAGGCGTTATATCCTTAGCAATAGCGATATTACAGAATAATAGCATAAAGAGTAAAATCAAACTGCATAGTAAATTTTTCATCGTAGCCATAGCCTTCTCACCATTAATTACTCCCGTTTAAAAGCACTATAAGAATAAATATCTGGTTTTCCATCAGAGAAATATCAAAACGCCCGTCTTAAGTCTTCTAATTGTTGTTTTTGTGTGAATTTTTTATGCCTCTGCAAACCTCTTAATTAATTTTTGTTTTATCTCAGAGAGTAGACCCTTTTCCTTGAGCGTGATTAAAAGTTCTTTTTGTCCTTTAACTTTAATATCACCATAAGAATACATGGCCCCACCTCTTTTAATTATCCCATATTGGGTAGCATATGTCAAGAGAACCTTTGCATTATTAAATTTTGGTGGAGAAAAATAAAACTCCGTAACACCGGAAACTAACGGTACGGAATATTTCGATCTATCAATATGAAATTTCATTTCTCGGCCAACAACCTTCTCATTCTTTGTCAACTTTGCTCCGGGTCTCACCTTAATAATATAAGAGGAATGATGCTTTAATGCCTCTCCGCCGGGAATAGTCTCCGGCGAACCATACACAACACCAACCTTATTCCTAAGATGGGCAATTAAAACAACCAGTGTATCATTATAACTATCCGGATCTTGTAAATCCGCCGGTTGAAGCCCTGAGGTAAGCTTTTGGACTAATTTACCATTACGCCGAGCCTGTAAAGCATATTGATCTTTTTCAGTCTTTTTATCTAAAGCCTCTTTAGGTACGCCTGCGGTTACACTATCGAAAATAACTATTCCAAATTGTTTACTCCTAACAGCCACATCTGCAAGATCAATAGCCTCTTCCAAATTATTTGGGCGGGCGATATGAAAGTGTTTTAAGTCGTTCCCTAATTTTTTAATCCAAGGTTTATCAATGTCACCTTCACATGCAATATATAAACTAGGAATACCTTGCATAGTAAATACTCCCGCCAGCATTAAAGCTGTAAGAGTTTTCCCCGAGTTAAACGGGCCATATAATAAACTAATAGAGCCTCTGGGCAGCCCGCCCTCAGTTAAAATATCCAGAAGTAAATTTCGAGTCGAAACTTTTTGCACATTAAGAAGATCCTCAGCAGAAGCAATTGTGCCCTGACCAAACTGCTTTTCGATTACGGCGAGAGTCTTGTTAAAATCCTTAATCTCTTCTGCTGTAGGAGCTTTTAATTTAGGAACGTCATCAATCATTTGTTCCTGTTGTGTTTCGGTTACAACAGGTTGTTCCTTAATAGGTTCTTTCTTTTTCTGTGACATCAGTTTGTCTCCTAAAAACTTTTATTATAGATCAATGTCTAAATCAGCGAAGTCATCATCAACCGGAGTCTCTTTTTCAGTTTCTTCTGCGGTATCCAAATCCTCAATAGAATCTTCAGATATATCTTCCGGAGAATCAGTAATTGATTCGTCTATATCGTTTGCCCCATCAAGGTCTCTTACTTGTTGATCTTCTGGTGTTTTGGTTTTGGCTGTTTGATTTTTATACCAATCAAGAGTTTCAGCCATATTTTTGATACAAACCCTATGTAAAGAATTCACCTCATCAGCGGTCTTTACATCCGTTGCTTGAGCTAAATAAAGAGCCATATCCTTAGCCCATGCCGCGAACATGGAAACAGGAATATCCCCATTATACTTATCTCCACCCGAGCTTTTTGACCCACCGGCGCGTTTTTTAATCCCAAGAGCATCTCTCTGCTTATTATCTAACCAAACGGAGTTGGGAAATTTACCCTCACCATGAGGGCAGTCCTCATTCTTACATCTCAAGTCAGGTGACTTTTCGGTTTTTTTCTGGCCGAAAATATTATTCCACATGTTTGACCCACAATCACATGTAAAATCCCAATAACCTTTTTCGTTCTTCTTTGCTGAAAAATGATTCTTTTTCGATTTAACTACATTATTTCCCATCGCTTAATCCTCCTTGTTTATATTCTCACTTAGCATTATTATAAGTATACCATATTTTTAAACGTTTGTCAAGTTTTTTCTGTATCGCCAAATAAAACCATAAGCAGTTTTAAGCCCCCCTAAACAACATGAAGAAATATTTGAATGTTTAAAATTTAAAGCCCTTTCAATATCTCTCGTGCTTTTCCAATCTTTAATAAAAATAAAATCTTTTGAATATTGATTAACAATTTTATTCTTGACTCTTTGATTCATTTCAGCCACATTTTGTCCGTGTTCAATAAAACGACAATTACTAAAAATATAATGACCATTTGAATCTTCTCGATCAATACTCGGCTTTGCCGTTTTATTAGCTCCGTCACGAAACCATAATTGTTGAAGCCCCTCAAGTGTAATTAAGCATTTTATTCCTTTACCGCCATAATATTTAAACTTTTCCTGTTGGGATTATTACAGCGAGATAGAATATTTTTATAAATATATTTTAATTTATTCTTTCTATAATCTTTTTGTCCCCAACTTAACATATGTCCTGCCACGACTTTCCCGTTTTTGACTCAAGAGTTAATGGAACTTTTAATTTAGTATATGGAGATTGTGCATATTTTAAGACTATTTCTTTAACTTTTTCTAAATCACAATCTTTAACTTCGAGAATTCCCGCATCATGAATCTGGTGAACATAACGAACATCTAAATTGTTTTCTCTAACCTTTTCCCAAACCTTAAACATGCCGATAAAAACCATCTCTACAGCCCAACTTTGAACAATAAAAGATTTCGCCTGCCTAACGATCTCTTCTCGTTGTCTTCCCTTAGCTAACTCTATATCGGGAAAAAGCCTGAGAGTACCGAAAGGGGTCATCAATTTTTTATGTTTAAAGACGCGTTGTTCAATTTGATTTAGCCAAACCCAACCTTCTCGGCATAACTGAAAAAATAATTTCTGAATCTGCTCCGCCTCTTCAATTGATCCACCGTGTTCTGCAACGATACCTTCCGGGGATCTTCCGTACATTGAACCATAAACAATCGTCTTAACTTTATTCCTTTTTTCAGCATACTCAGCATCTTTTTTGTTTAGAAATTTTTCCTCAGGCTCTCGATAAAACTGAGCCGCAATAAAGGCATGAATATCTCGACCAGCATTAACAAACTCAATCCCTTTAGAATCCTTTGACAAATCTAACCAGACCCGAAATTCGATTTGTGAATAATCATAGTATAAATAGCTGTATCCCTTTTCTGGAATAAAAATTTCCTTAATACGGCTGAGTCGTGGTACATTTTGAATATTGGGTTTTGAGCTCATCACACGGGATGAGTCCGGAGAGAATGGATTAAAGCTACTATGAATTCTTCCGTCAATTCCAATAGCCTTTATATAGCCGCGTAATTTTTCAATATGGCCTTTAACGGTTCGATAATTTACCAGCACATTAAGAGAAGGCCGTTTACTTGCGAGTTTTCTTATAGCCTCTGCATTACATGAAGGATTATCTGAGTTAGTTTTAACATGAACCGGTAATTGTAGATCCTCATAAAGTAATTTTGTTAATTGCTTCGATGAGTTTAAGCTAAATTCCTCGGGTAAATTAAACTTCTTTTTAAATTTGGTCTCACACTTATCTTTCTCTGCCTGATAAAAATCAATAATTTCGTATGCCTTTTTTTCATCAATCTTTATCCCGTGAAATTCTAAATCTGAGGCGATAATTTTAATCATGTTGGTTAATATTTTATTTGAAATTAGACTTCCCTGTTCCTTGAGTTTTCTGAAAAGATTCACAAAAAGCGTGGCTGTATAATAGGTATCCTCAGCACAATAATACCTTCGGTCTTCCATACTTAGGGCCAGAATATGCGCCCGGTCAATCTGTTCCTTATATGAAATTCCAAAATACAATTGAACCAGAAAACCTAAAGCATTGGCCCCTAACGGGTTCAGAAGAAATTGCATCATCCGAGTATCCGAAACTAAGTTATTAAATAAATCATGTCCGGCAGCATAGAGGAATTGTAAATCAAACCCACCATTATGAAATACGACTTTTCGTTTCTTTATGACCCGGGCACAGGCCGGCAAGACTTCAGTATAGAAAGGATTTTTTTCTGGTTTCTCTATTAAACGTTTGCCAGCACCATTACACCGAGAACATTCGATCGTATCCGGTAGTTTATTAAACCGCTCTTTCTGTAAGTCAGTTTTTGCTTTGGCTAAATTTTCAATCTTTTCTTGGTTCGGTATCTGTCCCTTATTACAATCTTTATGGCCACACTTAACTATAGCTCCAAAGTTTTCTGCATCAAAAGAGACGGTCTGTTTTGTTTTAACATCAGTCAAAGCTATAGTAACAATCTTATCGGATAAAGGATCAAGACCAGTCGTTTCAACGTCACTAGAGATATACTCTCCCAAAGCATTTAGATCCTTGAGATCATGAGAATACTCGACTTTTTTCTGAAGCCTTACCTCATCCTGTTTTAATATTACCCCAACCTTAGCAAAAGCCTTTTCCGTTTGGCGAATCTGAACGCACTTATTGGAGAAATTTGTTAAATAAAACATATCATAGACCGGGACTAAATTACAATCATACTCGGCATTATAGAAACTCTTACCCATAACCTGTTTTAGCGGGACTTTCGGATTTACATCAGGAATAAACCATTGTGTAACCATGCGGCCAATTAATATAATGACTTTCGGTTTGACTTCTTCGATTTCTTTTTTAAGGTAAAGCTCATAACATTTTTGTTTCATGACCTTAGTTGGTTTCTTTTTCTTATCAGAAATAAAGCATTTCACAAAAGTCGTTACATAGATCGAGTTTAAACTTAGACCTATTTTTTCTAAATATCGATCAAGATAATTGTTATATTCACTATCTGAGGCAATAGATTCAGACTGAATATCGTTCATAAAAGGAGAATCAAAAACCAACATTACTTCAGAATCTTTCCGGCCACGGCCTTCAGTAAAGTTAGCTTCAATAAAACCTCTACAAGATTGCTTGTGGAATGAGCACTCTTTACACTTTAACATTTATTAGCCTCCAAATCGAACCTTCATTAAAACAATTCCAAAAAGAGTTAATACTAAACCAATCCACTGATTTAAAACAAAATTCTTGCTTTCACCCAAGTAAATAAACATACCTGCATAACCTAAAAGTACAATAAAATCATAGATTAAACCATCAATCAAAAGATTTTTGGAAATCTTAGCCACGAAAGGCCAGATAGGGATCGGCAGAAACATCAGAAAGAATAACCATGACTTTGGATTCTGGTTTATTACTTTTGAAATCCAAGCCCATCCACAAGTTAAGACCATAATGGAGGGAATCCACCAAAGATAGTGTATCATTATATAAGCTCCGTTTTACCAGCCCTCAGAATACTCAAGTCTTATTGTTTTTTTCTGTGACTGGCCTCTTAGTTTATAATAGGAAAAACGAAATCTCCAAAGTTTTTTTTCAAGATGAGTATACTTTGCTGTAATATCCAAAGTCTTAAACCACCACGTATTAATATTATTGTAAAGTTTGAACAATAGAATAAACGGTATCAGGCATATCATCGTACCGATATAGATAAAAACGATCCCTAATACCCAATTAATAAAAGGTATTTGTAACCACATTATTTAGAGTCTACCTTTTTCTTTGCATTAAGCCAGCGATCTATAAACCTGCAATTATCATAGGAGTAATCTAAAGAAGATTTCCGCCTATCTAAAGAGGGGTTAGTCAAGGCCCCAGCATTATCCCGGAACCATAATTTCTTAACCTCTACCAAAGTCAGGTTAAATTTGACACCTTTGGCGCCATACCACTTATACCCGGGACACTTTGGATTCTCACAACGCTGTTTAGCATTGACATAGAAACGTAACCACGGATGTTTCTCCCGATAACCATTCGTCTTCTGATCCCGGCCATCGTGGTGCTTCTGGTAATAAGCCTGTTTTTGCTCTCGAAGCTTCTCCCGGTTGGCTTCACGCCATTTTTTTAAATACTCTTTTCTTTTTACGGGGTCTTTAATGGGCATCTTTTATCCTCAATATGTCTTGGGTTAACCTGTTTAATTAAAAATTCAAATCCAAATATAGTTAAACAATAGGGTTTATTCTTTTTATTTTCTAATTTACCTATTGAAAATATCCAGTAAATAAACCTCTTATAATTACTGAAATATATCCAATATAAATAGTTCATTTTTCACCACGATTAAAATTCTTCAATAAGCGACTAAAGAGACCACCTTTGACACTCTTCTGTTTTTTGTCAGCCATTTCCTTCTCTTTTAATTGCCGATACCATTCCGCTCCGTCGATAAGGGCGGTCTCTTCCGGCTTAACAGGTTTCTTTTTTCTACCCCTTAATCTATTACGAGTGATTTCGTAAAGTTTTCTCCGAGCATGGTTTTTCGCCAGCTTTTTTATCTTTCGTTTTGTTTGGCTCATTTCTTTACTCCAATGTTATTTGGAACTACTCGATGATTTTTTCGGTCTCTCCGACAGTTCAAAATCTTACAGTCAAAATTTTTCTCATAACCTTCTTTGGTATAATAGCTGGTAGAAAAACTCATATTCTGGCCTACGCCATAATGGAAGGTGTGAGCAAACATATTTTTTTTAAAATCTTTCTTTCCAGTAACGGGACAGATAGCTGTTTGACTAAATTGTACGATTAACCAAATAGTTAAAATAATCTGATAAACAATTAATCCAATAATGAGTTCTTTCATCTTGATTCCTCCAAAAGTTTTTCACCCAGAGGGGCCTCCAAAACCTACCCTTTAGCAACTATCAGTTTCATCATAGGCCCCGTTCCACTATTTTCTATCAGCAGGTTTTAATAAACATAGGTATACGCTCCTTACTTTATCAAACCTTCACTGTCTGGGTTTTTTAAGTATATCATATTTTTTAGTGTTTGTCAAGTATGACTATTTGATTCTTTGAAATCATTTTAACCCGGTCTTTTAAATAACGAGCCCGTCGACCATTGTAATAGGTAACATAGGTATATTTTGTTTTCTTCTCAATTGACCTAACCATATTATATTTCAGATGGTTACACATCAAAAATTTCCCGGGGCCACCTGTAAACAGGTTAAGCCAAGCTCTCGCCACATCTGAACGACTTGATCGCGGTCATCTAAAATGAAATCAATATTATATTTACCCCGGATATTTTCATCAAATAATTCTCTTTTAATAATAGAATCTTTACGTACGTCTCCTGTCTTTCTCATGAATATTTTTAATTCTTTATCCATGACCTGAACGTTCTTTTTAATCCACTGTATTGACTGCCTCTTACAACTATCATCTCTACCTGACATAAAGATTACATCACCCTGTCCGTAAGAGAGGTAATCTTCAACGATTTGGATAACCGGATCATTTGGTAAATCGGTATCGCATTTATCATACTCATAAGGAGTCCGCCCATTATGTAAACAAATAGTTCCGTCCAAATCACAAATAATCGTAGCAGGTAATCCTTCAATGTATTCTATTTTTGTTATTTCAGGTTTGAGATACAGATCATAAAATTTTCGGATCACCTTTTCACCCACCGAGTTAGCCCGTTTTAAGTCACGTTCAATACATTTTTCTAAAGATAGATCAAAGATCTTAGTTTCAAACTGCAATATGCGTTCAGTCCCATAATACTCATGGATAAACCGAATCTTACGATCAAAATTTATTGGATTCAAATGTGTAGCATCAACTATTATATTATACCCACTATCTAAGGCGTCCGTGATACAAGATTTTTCCATCCGGGAAATTAAGTCCTCCTGTTTAGGTAGCCAATACTTACCCCGCATACGCCTTAAATCATCACGGCTAACCCGAATCCAGTCTATATTCTTCTCACAGTATGCTCGGGCCCATGTTGACTTACCACTAGCGGGAAGCCCTTGGGTAAAGATTACTTTAGACATGAAGTCTCCCCATTATTTTTCTATTTTAGTAAAAGTACCTCTTAGCACCACACCATTATTAAACATAATATAACCTTGACCCGCCTGACCATGACCACAACAGGCAAACTTTACTCCGGGTAGAGTACCTAAACAAGCGTCATGACCTTCTTTGGTTGGAAATTTTTGACACTTAGGACAGAGCCTTTTTTCTGAGCAATCAATAGGTTCATGATTATCAGAATACCGCCAGACTCTCTGGCCCTTATCAAAATAAATAGGATTTCCGTGAAGTAATGCTGTCATTAGAAATAGTCTTTCCGTATTTTTAATAAAAAGTCATTCACTTTTTCAGGATCGGCTTTATGGTCACATAATGATAAGATTGATTTAGTCTTTGCCATTAAACATTCTGCCAAATTGATTATATGCCCCATATCGAAAGACTCTGTCCCATATTTAATTCTTTCAAGTTCTTTTTTAAAGGCGGGATCTACAACTTTTAAACTAAATTTTCCATAATGTAATAAATCCCAAAGATTATATAAAGTTCTTAAATAAGCAACAGCATACTTACGGGGCCGGTCATCTTTTTTATCTAACATTTTCTTTCTCTGATTTAGGCCATATCCAGTGAAGGCATTAAAAGCATCTTGAGGATTCCAAACATATGGAAATAATCCCCGGAGTTCATCACTTAATTTTCGAAGACTTAAATCTTCTAAAGGATTATCAGGTGGAGTATGTATAGGAATCTTTGGTGCCATAAAAACTTCGAGAATAGTTGGATTACATCTTAAAGCTAAATGAAGAAAATGACCTATTTCATAAGTAGTTTGATCTTCTTTGCCTTCTAACCAATGAGATCCTTTATATTTATAACCAAGAGAAAGTACGTCCTTTGTAGACTCAACATACACCCCGCGATAATCATGATCAGAGTCTTTAGTATGTAGTCCATGGGCCCTGCTGCCAACCAGACATTTAAGTATTAATGATTTATCTTCTTTCATATTCTAATAGCTCCATTTCAAAATGTTCAACATCTAAACGTTCTGTTAATACTGGCTGAATTTTCCCTCTGTAAATTATTTCATAACAAGCGGGTTCCCTTCTTACACACTCTCTCCACTCATCCATACAAACAATATCAAATTCTTTACCAAATAAATTTCTATAAAGACTACAGGGAATGAATTTCACTCGGCTAAATGCCGGTTTACGTCCATAAGAATATTCTAAATCACGAGCATGACTACGTGAAGGACAAAGAACAATCGCATTTAACCACATAACTGTTTCTAACAGGCGCTCTGTTTTGCCCGAACTGGCTGGGCCTAATAAAAGTTTTGGTTTCATTATTACTCTCCTTTAAAGTAATTTTAAATGACCAGTGATTACATCAATTATTTTACTATCTGCTGGGCCTATTGCCACGGCTGTTTCTGTTGGTATACCATTAAATTCTGTTTTACCATTATCAGTTATTAAAGCTGTAGGAAGTTCTGAGTCAAGAGCTTTTTGATAGACCCCCAATAAAGCCTCTTTTGAATCCACACTCACACAAATTTTTGTAAAGATACCCTGAATCCATTCTAATTCTTTGGAATCAATGTGTATTTTTATAAAGTTATCGTATGGCATAGGGTCATAGATACGATTAAAAAATACAGCCATAGAGGCATGTGCTCCTTGAGCAATCATTTTACCTTTACGCATATTCAAATCTTTTCTAATAACAATAACTTGTTTCATTAAATTTTTCCCGTAATACTAAATCTAATAAAAATTGGCAAAAGTTTAGTTACTTGTTTTCGAGTTAAGTGCATACGAGTATTACATAAAGTATTTTGGGGTAACTGTAACGGTATCCACCCTTTCGGCGGTCTTAAAACTCTCGGGTTTGTCTCATCACAGCCTAACCAAATACAGCTCTGGGTCGCTAAAGAAGACTCTTGAATAGAGCAGGCTACACCATAATGATCTTTAAATCGCCTAACATTAAAACCTCTGGATGTTTTTTCTAATTTCATTCAGTTTGTCCCTTTGGTTTTTCGTCATCCTCGATTGTTTTTTTAAACAGTCTCCCGGAAGCCATATGATAAATAATTATTCCTTCAGGATTCATAAACCCCGGAGCGACTAAGCTTCCCGCATCTCTTAACTCTTCTAAAACACAGTGAATTTTTAGCGTATCAAACAGTCCCCTCCATAAAACAGGGGCGGCCCCACAACAAGCTGGACGTATTTCGGGATTTTCCCAGCGTTTAACATTAAATAAGGCAAATCGCTTTTCTTGAAGCCCATAATTCCGTTGAATACCTTTGCCATACCACTCACCAAAATGTCGGCCTTTACCTAAATCAATGAGTTCTTTGGCATTTTCTCTAACCCAACTTGCAAAACCATAATTATCAGACTCAAGATTTAACCAACGCTTACGAGAACCCGCGAAAACATATAAATGATAATCCGGCGTAATCTCTTCCGCATAAAGACAATAATTAATAATGAAGTCAGTTACCTCAGTATCCTTTTCTACCCTGTCTGGTAAAAATATTGCTTCAGGATCATTATTGTCAATGTATTCTGCAAAGTCAGTATTATCAAAAATAACGACTTGCCCATTAGTACCATCAATTTTTTCTGTGACCACAATGTCCCGGCTTAACCGAGGTATCTTTGAGAATTTTTGAAAATTTAACATAGCCCCGATCTCCTTACACAATTAGAATTGGTTAAACAATCTTTTCCACCAAGAAAGTCTTCGGATCTTAACTTTCGTGTTGTAATTAGCGGCTGTCCGGGTCGTGTTAATTAAATAATTATTTCTGGCTATCCAATATTTATTCTTTTCTTCTACAGCTTGTTGAACTATACGTTTGACCGCAGCCTTAGACATATTTATTAAATCAATAAACATATTCCTATCATCAACAGGTACTAGAAAAAACTCTGACCGTCCGTCTGGCCGGACAACTTCTTCTACCAGATACCGAATATATTCATACTCTACAAACTCTTCTAGGATAGCACCGTCTTCAGGTAAACGAGTAAACGCCCTTTCGTCTTTTAGTTTAAGTAATCTCAAATCCTCTTTAGGTTTCTCAAGAAACCACGGTGTCTTTTGAATATCAATCTTAATTATTTTCATTATACTGTCCTGTTTGTTTTGATTAACTGTATCACTACTCTTTCCTCACCGTTAGCATAATCTATTGAAATAAAATCCTTCAATAATGGTTGTGTACTAAACTTAGCCAATATCTTTTCCCGGCCAAGAAGTTTATGTGTAGCCCAACGATGCCAACCGTCTCTAATTACATAGCGACCAGTTCGAAGTTTTGCTACCTTAATTGGTGGAAAACTACCCTTAGCTAAACCATAAGTATATGTGCCCGCTATAATATTAGCAAACTCTAAAGTTTTTTCATCTAATGGAATTCTATCCATATCAATAAGATTAAGTGAAATTTCTTTTTCAACTCTCAAAACATTAACCTCTGACTTTTAATTCATTGTTAAGAGCTTCGATGGTCTGATTTGCCTCCTTAAGCTTTCTTGAAATATCAGACAGAAGCACAGATAAATTATCTTGCCGGTGTTCCATAATCCCTAACTTATCCTCATACCAAGCAATTAATTCCCCTGTATTTGGTATTGTTTTTAAACGCTGTGGACATGTAAATTTTTTACTTATAATATTCTCCGAGTTAATGTTTGCTGGAATAAAAATTAATCTCCCTGTTTTTGTATCTTTAAATACCATAATTAATAACTTAATCCATTTTTTACCGGACACCAAGAAGGTATACCCTTACTTAAACGGACATTCCGTTTCCACGTTTCATACCATACACTTTTATACGGGATAACTCTATCAAAACAATTGAAACCTTTTTGCTTGACGGTCATTGGATGATTACAGCAGGGTTTCGCTCCACCCGGAGTAAAAGAACCCGTATGGTCGTTATGTTTACAATCACCACAATGTTTTATGTCAATAGTAATTTTCATCTAATTTCTCGATTCTTGCAAGATCCCTTTGAACGCACTCTTTTAAAGCTTCTATATTAAACTTTGCCAAGATCTTCTTCGGCCCAGCAGTTTATGGGGGCCAACTATGACGACAAGAGCTTATTTTTTCTACTTTGGTTCTTAATTTGTTGGAATTCATAGGAAATATTTTTAAAGGGCTTCTCATATTCGGGCCGGATCATCTTCCAAATAATATCTTTATATGGTTTTCCTCTCCACATAGCAAACAATACAGAATGATAACGATGTTTCTGAATTTTTTTCGCGGTTTCACTAAGTATACCATATTCTTTAGCCTCTGTCAAGGTGGGTAAATGATAAAGTAGAGTTTTGCAGAGCCCCATAATAAGATCATATTCTTTTTTTAATTTATCTGTCTGATCCTTCAACCAAGCATAGAATTCATTCGGTACTCTATCAATAATTTGATCTATTGGTTGATTATTTCGAAGTAATGTCCAAATCGTTTTTGTACTTACTCCGGTAAGAATTTTGTGGAGTCTGACATATTCTGCAAATTTAACCTTAACCCTAAAATTTTCCTTTGTTTTTAAAACAAAACCCTCTTTGTTATCCGCTTCGGGTAATTTTAGTTTAGAAAAAAATCCATAATGCACGACAAGGGGAATATTATAGGAATCAGCAAACTTTTTCATTCTAGCATACGACCACTCATTACCCGTTTCTTTATGAATTACCGCTAATAAAATTAAATCTCTACGATCCCCATAATTTACGACTATTCGATTCTTCGGGTAAATGATTTCCCATAAAAAAGTATATTCAGATGACCAAAGAGCTAAGACAGACTGTTTAAAACTATCAAACTTTTCTGTGAGTATTTTTTCCGCTTCTTTAGCTTGTTCACTTTCAAAACTTCCTCGGGTAGCAATACACAATTTTCCATTAACATCTTCATACATAATACCTAAAGACCCATCAATTTTATCAAAAACCGCCCAAGACTCATTCTGTCTTACAGGTAATGGGCCAAGAAAAGAATTCTCCGCGTATTCTCCATAATTAAAGAATTTCTTAAAAGGACGGGCAACAATATGCCCTTTACCATCTAAAATTAATCCCCGGCAATTACGGGTGGCCTCGTTCCAAAATCTCGCATATTGAGTCTTTGCAGTATAATTGTAAATAAAATAATCCTGCAAAGGGTGCTTTCTTTTAGTAATATAACCCTGTTCAATAAGTTTTTGATCAATTTTTATCATAGAAGTCTCTTATGTGTTAATAAACTCCACTTTCATTATTACCAGCATTTGGAGAGTCAAAGCCGGGCCCGAGATCCTCAAAACTAAGTTCTTGAACATAAACATGAAAAAGCAACAGACCCAATTCTGATCCCATCTTTAAAGTATTCACGTATCTGTAATCTTCTGGGATTGCCTCAGCAATTGGATCATCTGTTTGAACAATATAGACACCGATCTTATCTATTTCTGGTTCAATATTCACCCTTGCAAAATTTTCTTCTTCTGATTCTTCAACCTCAACAATTAAAACAGCTGATCCATCTAACTTAACAAGAGCATTAACAATATTTGAACCAATTGGTAAATTAATCTCTTGAAAATTTATGGGATTTATTTTGAATTCGCGAATAATCATTTAATATATCCCGCTTTCTTTAAATATAACCACATTTTTGCTAAAGCATTACTTAACTTTTTCTTATCCTCCTCTTCAAAGTCTAAATATGCACATATAAAATTTTCTTTATCTTTTCCACAATAACTATTGGGTGGTAATTCTTTCAATATTTCATCAGAAATTGGAGCCGAGCATTGTATATTATTTTCTCGCACTTTATAATTGTTAGCCCATAATCGAGAAACAATTTCATCAGTATATTCGTCGATTAATGGATTGCCATATTTATACCAAACTTTATCGGTATCTTGTGGAAACCCATTCTCTTTCAACTCTTTAGCTAATTCTAAATCAACACAAAATTCTTTCATCCCACCACCTCTTCTTTAACCTTTGTTCCATCAAAATGGCATAATTTTTCCTGAGCCGCATCTATTGAGTTAAAAGAAGCCCGATACCTCATGACCGAATCATCATACCATACATCATACCATCCAGCAAAAAGACTATGGTTTTGAATAACATACTCTACTCTTTTATCAACGGTTATTCTTTTAATAATTCTTGCGTTTTTCATTAAATTCTCCTTTTAACCCATCCGAGGTTTATTTATTCGGCGAAAACCTCTTCCTAGATTTTTCCTTCCGACACTTTGGATATAATTTCATTTTTGTTCCCATACACCAAGCCACCCATTTTCTTTTACATAAGGTTTATACTTTTCTTTTAAACTTTGCATTTCTTTTTCCGCTTGATTATCTATATCAGACCAAATATCATGATAGATTGTGTCATAGCAATTATTTGGGGCATACTCAAACACATCCGCATTAACAACCGCAATATGTCTTGGTAATCCTAACTGAGACCAAATTAAGTCTATAATTTCCTGTTCTTTTTCCAATATTAAGATAGAGTTAACCCGGGCTAATTTAGACAGTATTAATGGCATAATACCTAACCCTAAACCCCCAATTAAAATATCCCCTTTAGCTTGACTTATAAAATCAACATTTGTAAAAATTTCACAGGGTGTATCTGTCATTATGTATTCATCATCTTCACATAAATAAGTATAGGTACCGGGCCGTAAATCAAAATAGGTTCTAAAATTAAACCCAAGTAATACTCTATCCCACTCAAGCTTGCAGTCTGCAAGAGTAGCCTCTCTATACTTAATGGAAAATCTCTGGCCCTTACGCTCTTCAAGTATCTTGTGCATAGAAGCAATATATTTATTCCCAAGTCTAATAGCTTCGCATTTTCTTTGATTCATCGAGTAGACCCTCTCTTTTGAATATTCTCTCGTAATTCTATAAACTGACAATTATCAAAAGTATAATCTCCCTCATTATCTTTTCTATCACTCATAGAGTCCACATAGCGTTTCATACCTCATTACCCCAAACATCCCAACCATCTGTTTTTTGTCTTGCGAATAATTCTATTCTGGGCAAATCTCCAATTAAGTCAACAATTCTAGTCCTAACAATATCCGGCTTTTTCGAATGACCCTCTATAGGCGTATCCACTACAGAATGAACTGCCGCGCTTATTCTTTTTGGTTTTCCTTTTGTCGCTATTAAACAAACCTCAGCATTAGCCCTTGTCCAGCTACCCATACCCCAAAACCAAGATGGACTCTTTTTATTCCTTTTAACCCAAGTAAATCCAACAGTCTTATATTCAAAACCCCAGCGTCTTATTAGATCCCAACACTCGTTTAATTTAGGCATAGTAACCCAAAGAAAGAGAATACAATCGTCATCAGCTAAATCCTTAACGGGAAGATTATCTAACCACTCGTTACTCTGTACTTGATATTTACAACCAGCGCCACGATTACCTGCGAGAGCCTTGTCTTTGTAACTCCATGGCGGATCTGCATAAATGATCTTATATTTTTTATTAGGAAATGGTATCATGTTAAACCCCTATTTGTAAAATTCCAATCTTCCAATGATTACAGTCAACTCTTTATGCCATACCTGTCTTTTTTCTTCCGGTGTTTTAAAAAATATTGCGCCATCAACAATATCAGGAAGCTCATCAAGACTCTTAGCAAACCACATAGCTGGGTCAGCACACCGGGAATCTTTAAAAATTTTATTTCTATTTGGGTGTGTTAATCCATAATATTGATTCGGCTCAGTAACTACTTCATAAGCCGTTAATAGCCGCTGATCCATTCTGTTCTTTATGGTCGAAGCGACACCCATCATTCCCTGAGCACCCTCTGAGCAGGCTTCAGCAGAGATTGTTTTTGCAATTATTCTGTGTTTATTATCAATTTCACCAGTAATTAAAGGCATAATAACTTTTACAAAACCAATGCCACTAAAACAAAAAATAACAATCATAAATATAAAAACCTGAAAAAATTCATCCAAATATTTCATATCAATACTCCGGGATTCCTTTTGTTTTATCAGATAGAATAATATCTATCCAATCTCTTTTTGAACTGGAGAATCTTTTAATAGCAATCTTTTCCGCGGCATCTAAATTTTTGGCACAGATAACTTCTTTATTTATCGCCCCCTGATTCTTATAGCGCCATGTAACAATAAAATTTATAAGTTTCATTCCGGCTCCTCAAACAGGGATAGCCAAGTTTCCCTGACTATCCCTATAGATTCATAAGAACTGTTTTACAAAATTAAAATAATGGATCAACGATGTGAGCTAATACGCCTTTTTTGTTAGCTCTGATAAACTTCTTATAAAGGTAAGCACCCATTTTTATTCTTTCTTCTTCAGTGATATATCCCCGAGCAAAAGACTCTTCAGTAACATCCATCTTATATTTATAGATAGAATATTGAGCATCTTTTGAGAAACCAACGCCACCAAAAGGTGTAGTGATCTGTGCTGACGCTGTGCCAGCCAAAGGTGTGGTTGAGGGTGGCGCCATATAAACACTGTTATCCTCTGATACTGAATTATCTGTTAAGGTCACATCTGTTGCTTGACCCTGCTTGTTACTGGCATCTTGAGCCTGTGCTTGACGATTATTGGCTGACTGAGCCTGTCCTTGATTGTTCTTAAGCAAATTCACATTAACATCCGTCGTGTCAACATCAACGTCATTCTTTACCTTAACATCATTTTTGATTTTGTTTTTGATGTCATTGGCGTTGAAATTCGCATTTAAGTTCTTATTCACACCAACAACCGTATTTTTGTTTGTGTTCTTGTTCTTACTGATTCCGACACCCACCCCGACCGCGCCCGCATTGGCTTCAGAGTTTCCACCCTTGTTTGTGGTGTTGTAATTGTGATGAGTGCTGCCGTTTTGGTTTGAACCATTACCGTTTGAATTACCGGCAAATACTGGACTGCATACAACTAAACCTAACATTACCGCGATTATAATTGCTCTCTTCATTTTCATTATCTCCTTTTAAATTATCAATTTATATTTAACCTAGAAAATCTTTATCCGCGTATCTCATAATGTCGAGCCTCCTTTCAATAACCTGCGGTAAACACGCATATGAACCTCATACACTTTGGGCATGTGACTACAGAGTTCTTTTATTTTCTCTTCAGTCCGTTCTGTGCCCCATTTTTGAAAGCATCTTCGTAAGGCCTCTTCTGCCAGAACTTCCGAAATACTAATGTATTGAGCCCTTTCAACCTCTCTTATCTTCTTGACTTATGATCGTCAATCATCTTAATAACTTCATTAGCTTTATGACAACCCATTGATCCGCGCAATTTCGCATCTAAAGATTTCTTTGAATCTTCGCAACGGTCATCCTTTGAATTTGATAATCTTTGTCTTGCATAATCTGATTCGTTCATGTCCGCATACTCCTTCTTCCATGTCTTTCGAGATTACGTGTTGAAAACATAAACCAGATAACTCTGAGAAAAACTCCCATACCTACCAACCAAATCCATAACTTTACCGGAAGCACAATAAATAAAACGATTACAATAACACATGCTGCAATGAATTCTAAAATTGTGGTCAGTGTTTTCATTCTAAGTCCCTTCCCTTAATATCAATGATGTTTTGAATTTGTTGTTCCATTTGAGGCGTAGATTCTATTGGTAAGCCTAAAGCGTTTCTGACCTCCTCTACATTAATCTCCCTCTCCGTAACCCAGACACCACGATTACCATCCGCGTCATCGCCATATAGGTAGTTAGAGGCGGAAACAGAAACATCAGCATAAAAAGTTTCCTCAATGTCCCCAATAAGGAGAGTAAATTCTAAATTATTAACGTCATATGTCCAGTTTGTCATCTGTCATCTCCCGACCCTTGAAGTTTACCACGGGCCTGTCTGTCTTTTAATTTAGTAATGTTTGCTTCCCCGATCTCCTCTAGGGTTAAGTCCAAGTCTTCCGCTATACTGTCTAAAACCTGATAGACCTCACCAAGCAATTTCTTCATATCCGATTTAAAACCTAAACGGGAAAAATCGCAATTATAACAAATCTGTTTCTCCAACCGACCCAGAACATTCCCCGCCCTATTACTGAGTCTGATAACATGACAGATAAAATTGGTCTCTCTTTTATAAATAACAACTTCCGCGATTTCTTTTAAGGTTAAGCCTAAATCTTCCGAGGCATTAGCTAAATACCAGTAGACATCACCAAGCTCTTTCTTCATTGCCTGTTTAAATTCCAAATTGTAAAAATATGAATTATGATCCCGAATCTGTTTTTTAAGTTTTCCTAGAACCTCCCCAGCCTCATTACCGATTCCAATAATATGGCATGTAAGACTGAGACCCGGAGGATAAATATCTAGTTTCCTTGCCTCTTTTTGGTATTCATTAGCTTGCATTTTTGTATATCCTTATCTCATGTCCCGGTTTAATTACTTCAACGTTAAGGTCAGCCTCTAAATTTTTTGCTGTATGATAGAGATTTCTGAAAACTTGGACACTTACCTTTCCCAAGCAGATATTAATTTCGCCCTCTTTTCTGGCAACGCTCAATATATCTGCAATTAAGATTCTGTCCTGTCCGTTCATTAAATATCTACTCCGTTAATAATTAATTCTTTGACTTGTCCAACATCAGAATCTTTTACTTCGAGAATTATACTATCATGAATTTGATGAACGCAACGAACATCTAAATTTTTCTCTTTAATCTTTTTCAGATATTTAATTAAATCTTCCATTGTCATATTGTGCTCCACTTATTAGACGGAAAACGGGGCGAGTATATAGGCAGGTCAACCCGCCCGCACTTTCTGGTTTTACTTCTATGTTACATCATCCATTGTGCATAAAGTATACCACATAATTTCAAAAATGTCAAGTGCTGCTGTTAAATTTCTCTGTCCAAAGGTGTTAATCCATTCTCCGGCGTGTAATGCGCAACACCGCCTATATACGGATTAGAATAATTTGTATCTTTTAAATCTCTCCAATATCCAATATCTTCCGGGCTGGACAGTACCGCCTTAACTCCGCGAGCGTTTTCTTCTGCTTCGGCGCGGGCCTGCTCAAGGGTTTTATCGCCTTTAATAAAAATATCAAAATAAATACTGACCCTAAATCGTGTTTTCATATTAAACCGCCTCTTGTTTTTATAATAATATCCATAGGATTAAATTTTCTCTGACCATACTGACTGGAACCTTCTGTTTGTGTAATTTTTATATATCTGACTTCACCAAAAAGAAAAGTATGCCCAATGCTAAGATCGCTAAAAAATTCTTTATCCTCAACCTTTTTCTGAATTCGGAATTTTTTATTTATGGGATATTGTAAACAAGCTCCACCCGGAAGAGTCTTTTTCTTAATTAAATCTACTTCAAAGTCCCTTAATTTGGCTATACCATTAGGGCCCTCACATCTTAAAATCTCACCCCAGACTTCAATAATACAATATTCTTGATTATTCAAATGTGATTTTACTGTGTCACCCGCATTAAATATTTTTGCCATTTTAAAACCCTCCAACTGGAACCAAGATTTTATCAGCCTTTTCATAATTACAGGGCGCACAGGCTGGTTGTAAGTTTCTCATTTCTCTTGTCCCGCCTAAAGACTTTGGAATAATATGATCCACAGTCATTAAGATTTTGTTACGTTTCTTATCCACATAGAATAAATCATAATGAATATGGCCGCGCCTATCCTCCCATTTAATTATTGTATTGCCGATTATGCCGCAATAAACACACTGAAAGCCCTTCCGCCAAAACACTCGAAACCGTCTATGTCTTTCAAAACCTCTCCTCTTCCTGAAGAAATTAGGAATACTGTCAAAGATTTTTAAAATTTTCATTTTCATAATTAAGCCTTTGTTAAAAGTTTGATGCTGGATTTTCCGATTTTTAAATTCTTGCCGTAGGAATTCATAATCTCGTCAACGGGTATATCAGTCTCCTCTGCCATTTGATGCGGGGATTTTACCCAGCGATTAATGCGGGCAGCCTCTACATTGAATTTTTTCATAAACTCTTGATTGAATTTAATATGTACAGTACCTTTTTTATACGCCCTGACACTCATAAAAGTCTCTCTTTTATCACTGGTACGATAACAAAAATCTTTTTCTTTTCCTGGACTCCATTCAAAATTTCTTGTCTTGTCCAAAACATTGAAGCCTAAATTTTTAGCAACCGTACAAATATCGTCTAAAAAATCGTGGATACTATTTGCTATACCGTTCGGATAAACATGATCTCCATAATTACTCTTATTAAAGCAGTTATATTTTTCACAGACAATCCGATAGTCTAAGGTGTAGTGGGTGTGATCACTTCGAGAATATCGCCAACCGTCCTCAACCATTTTCTTATTAGACTTATAATTTTTTACGTTCTTGGGTTCTGTTATTCCTTGATAGACAGAGCATAATTGCTGATCTATATATTTATTTGCATTTTTAATTACCCAGATTACCATAGCATAGGCATTTGCCGCTGTAAAATCTATGGTTGTATGCTCTCTTAATGTTTCTAGCATTGATTGACGACTTTTAGAGGTTAATCTTTCAGTAATTTTATCCAAATTATCAAAAAGCTCTTCCCAATAAAAATTTTTCAAACCCTCAATTTTTAATTTCAAACCAGACTTAACACCCTCAATATTAACATCGAACTCTTTCAGAATACACGCGTCTAACTGTTCGATTTGTTTGTATGTGGCGTATAATTTTTTCATATCTTCTAAGTATAACTCTTCCAACCGTTCAATTAAATTGTATCCTTTGATTAATTTCTTAAGCCTTTCTTTGTTCTTTTGTTCTTCTTTATAATCATAACCCTTCGACACATCAGCCTTAATTTTAAAAGTTTCATCAAACCAGATGTCAAAGGGATCTGATAATAGAGTGTTACTGTAGTCACTTCCAGTCAATGTTACCTTTACTATATCCACATTACACCGGGCCTGTCTTTCCGCATTAAGAAAATCAAAACTGCCTAACGTTTTGTAAAAAGTTTTCCGGTCACTCTTTTTAAAACTCTCAGCCCGTAATTTTAAAGCCTCTTGGATTTCCTGATTTTCTTCCCACCTACTCGGAATAACTAAATAAATAAATTTTGAATTAGCTTCTTTGATTATTTTCTTTGTCCATTGAACATATTCACTATAGGGCGGATTACAAAAAATCACATCAACTTTTTTATCAATTAGTGTTTGTTGATAAAAGTCTGTTCCTATAATAAAAATATCTTCAGGCATTGAATTAATTAATATCGGACTTTTTTCGAAGGCATATTTTGTAATAGTTGCTTTAGGTATGCCTTCCGAATCACATTGAATCATATCATCTAAAATATTGAATACGTTACCATTACCCGCCCCAATATCCAATAAAGAAAAATGACTTGACTCCTCTTTCATATCTTTAAAGATTACTGACAAAATCTCTTTCGTTGTTGGATAAAATTCAAAGTCCTCGTTATTTTCTTTTAAGGTTTTTATTAACGTGTTCATGGTCAATTTTCCTTTGTGAGGGGTTTTCAAAATTTTCTAAGGTCTGATAATAATTATTTTCTTCTTCAGTTTCCCTTAGATATTTTAATTGATTAAGACTTAAAGTCATAATTAATCCTTTTTTAATTATTTTTTAATGCCGCGGCAATTTCCTTTTCCTTACCAGCGGCAATTAGAGATATATGGCACTCCTGCTCTGTGCCGTCCCACCAGCTACTACAAAATAACTGCCTGCTGTGTTTTGATCTCCTTTTGTTAATTATTTCCACTCCCCTTTTCTATATTTTGCTTGTTTAGCGATTTTCCAAAAGGTAGTTTGTATGATTTCGTTGTATTTTTTCCGTTCAGCCCGGTCGATTTTGTTGTATTTTTCCCGCGCAGCCCGGTCGATTTTGTTGTATTTTTCCCACTCAGCCTGTTCGATTTCGTTGTATTTTTCCTGCGCAGCCCGGTCGATTTCGTTGTATTTTTCCCACTCAGCCTGTTTGATTTCGTTGTATTTTTTCCGTGCAGCCCGGTCGATTTCGTTGTATTTTTCCCACTCAGCCTGTATGATTTCGTTGTATTTTTTCCGTGCAGCCCGGTCGATTTCGTTGTATTTTTCCCACTCAGGCTGTTTGATTTTGTTGTATTTTTTCAAACCCCCTTGATTCAAAATTTCAGGACAAACACCAATACCCGCAAAATTTCCATTCTTTATATCCTCTACTATACAAACAGGAAAATTTTTTGGTGTACTAAAATCTGTACACTCCCAATGTTCGCCCGTAACTTCAGGATAAAAAAAACTTATAGCGCCATGTCCGCAAATATCGACAATCCAATTTTTATTATATCTTTTAAATTTATTAAAGGTTTTTCCTTTCAAATCGTCTTTTGTTAAATAAAAATAATCGGTATCTTTTTTGATTACTGAAATAAACTCACACATTTTAACCCCCTTTATTAAATAAATATTATTTAGTTATTACAGAATAAATTTTTCGTTTTACCCTCAAACCACTTCCGGTAACATCTGACATGATTAAAAAACCCTTAATTTTTGGCTGGTGGCCCGACGGACACCGCCCGATCTTGTGAATACTTGATAGCCGGAGTCTCTAAGATACACCATTTTAACGGATCCATTTTCTAACCTATAATTAGGCACTACCAGTTTAAAGCTTTCTTTAATGCCCGGATTTCTGGTGCAAAATCTTCCTCCATATCTGAATCTAAAATTAACGCCCGGTAAGCTTTAATACAAGCCAGCCTCAAACGTCGCTTTTCTTTCTGTAATTTTTTAAGAAGTTTGAATTGATATAACTGTAAAATCATTGGTTTAACCTCCCAGCCTTTCTTTCTTCAATATGTTTTGTGTTAACCCTAGAAATATTAATCCTCACCTTTTAACATAATTGTTATAACAGGTTCCAGATTATCACCCGGCCCGCATTGTGACCACATATCTATAGGCTTTGTAACGATCCTACCATTTGCGGCTTTACTGGCGAATAGCGGGGTAAAATTAAATCTATCACCCTTAGAGCTTCGGATGCCTAATTTAAAAATAGTCAGCATATCCCAAGCCCGGCCCTGAAAGTCTTGTCCTGTTACTTCAAGATTATTTAATACTGCATTTACTCCCGCTGTTATTGCTACCGGGAATTTGATCCCCGCCTCTGCCGCCATTTCTGATAAATCAATCAATACGCCGTCTTCAATGGCTTCTTTTCTAGTATATTTAAAAATAACATCTGACATGATTAAACCCCGTTTAATTTTTGGTTAGTGGCCCGACTGTCACACCTGACCGCGCGAATACTTTATTTAAGTCTACCCGTGCCTTTAATGATTTTATCCTACCCGTTAAATGAAGTGCGTTTATTGGATCAACGGTATTTGATAAAGCAAATTCTAAAAAGTCTCTCTCTTTGTTCAAATTCTTTTTCATATCAATATCCTTTGTCTATGTTTGTTTGTTGCTTCAAGCATACTATTTTATTTTCAGTTTGTTAAGTCTACCGTTAAACTTTTTCAATTTTAAAAGTTTCTTCCCGCTTGATCCCGGTTCTTGTCAAAGCGTCTTCTTCATTTCTGCAATTTCCAATTAAGATTTTTTGACAAAAGGTATGTATTAAATATTTACTGTTTCTTTTTAACCGCTTGTCCCAATAAGGGGTGAAAGCAAAAGGAATATCAAACCAGCGCTCCCCGTCAATCTGACTCCTAAAACCCTGTACTGTCCAGCCGTCAAATTTTAAACCGTGTTTCGTGATAATCTTACGGCTTTTGTCTGTATCCTTAACATATAAGTCTGACTCATGATTATCGATCTCACATCCAGCCTCTTTTAATTCGTGATATAAATTTTTTTGATTTGGCATTTCTCGATCCTCCATTGCTTTATTATTAATTATACTAATAAAGTATAAACTTTCCTGTCCACTTCTTGAACTTGCGCACTGTAGGTTGCGGCCCACAGTCTACACTTTCCCCGCTTCCAGTCGTTTATTTGTTGTTTTGTTGCCACTGTGCCCTCTGAATCTTCCAATAATTGAAAGTCAATTCTTCCCGGTTCATCACAAGAGTTAAACAGATAGTTTTCTCTCTTGTCCTCGATTCCCAGAGAGTCACACACATTTTTAATTAATTCTGTTTGAGACTCTGCTTTAAATTCATCCTCTACAAAATAACTTCTTGTTGTGTCTGGTTGGCATCCCGTATCAAAAATATCTTCCTCAACAAATTTTAAAAAGCCGTTTATCTCTAGCATTTTCTGATCCTCCATTATGTCTTGAATTACTCATTATAATTTATCCTTTTACTGAATACTCGATAGCATCATTTAAAAAATCAAACTCAGCAATACAGGCGCCTATATTTTCATGTGATACTTGCCATTTTTTCCATAAATGGTTATATTTTATTTCATAACCATTAACCAATTTCCCGTAATGAATTTTTGCTCCCGTTTCTGTAGAATGATGTTTGTTAAATTCTTCTTGCAAATACTTTTCTGTTCGTTCTCCCGTGCAGACCATGCTCCAATTACCGCAAGAACATACTGCTTGAGCATCATGTAAACTAATTATAACTAATTCATGTCCTTTCATAGTTTAACCCTCCTGTCAATCTTTACTTCCGTTCCTGTTACTTTATTAATTATTATCTGGTCTCCTGTATGCCATAGGCTTTTTAAATTAGATCAATTAATTTTTTATTTGCATCATATTTATTAATTAATTGATGTAATTCTTTTTCCACCAAATCAATATTAAAATTTTCTTCTGGTTCATACCCTTGCTCTAAACTATCTAATGCACTATTTAAAGTTGATGGAGATATACCGCCCGCTTTTTCATTATCAATTTCAGCTTTAAAAAATCTTTTGGTTTCTTTGCTAATTTTCATTTTTAGCCCCTATAGGGCCGGGAATTTGAACACCCAGCCTGTGTTTTAATCTACTGTTATTAATAAAAACCTTTCTCCGCCTCTTAAAGAGACCCAAACATGATTTCCACCTCTGCCAACAATAACCCGGCCACTGTGATATTTAAACCATTTTGTTAAATCTTGCTCTATCTCTTCGAGAGATGCAAAGGGTTTTTGCTCCTCATAATATTTTTTGATCTCAGCACTTCGCCAGTATGCTTCTTGATCCTCAATAATTACTGTCACTTTTCCGGCCTCTTCATGATCAAGCTCTACTGTCAAGTTCTTTATTTCCGGCGGATCATTCCGCAAGTCGTCAATAAAATACTGCTTTGCTTTTTTCGCGTCCTTCGCATGGATAGCCCGTTCCAGTTTTACAAGGTAAACCCCGCCCTGTGATTTTTTGGGATTATCCTCCTCAATAATATCATACTTATTAATAGCCTCAAATTTTGCAATAGGGTAAAAGGAGCCCTTACTTTTTTGGCAATCTTCGCATTGATGTAAAGTTCTATCCGCATAAGGTCTTTGCAACATTTTTTCTTTCCTCCTATTGGGCCGGGTTTAAATTCCCGGCCCTTGATTTTTAAAAAGTTAAGCCGCGGCGCTTACTGTTTCCCGTTCTTCGGCTTTCTCTTCTGTTCTTCTGCCTTGCATATATTCAACCGCTTTCTGCGCTCTTCCTGAAGCAACAAAGATTAATTTCGGATCAGATTTTAACTTACTGATCC